CCGTGGTACATGCCGCGTCGGTGTATATCTTCTTGGCTGAGAACTTATAGTACAGCGATACAGTTATGCCTACCGTAGTAACTGCAGAGGAAGATCGCTTGTAGAGAAACAATGTGGCATTATTTCTTCCCGACGGACCTGGCAGACCAGGCTTGCCATCCTTGCCATCATAGACGGGAGTTACGGAAAAACCGTTTGATATTATTTTCGTCATAGGTTTTAGCTGTTAGATGTCTGTGCTGTAACATATCCACGGATGCCGCCGCTGGTGCTCTGACCTCCGGCAGTAAGGGCAGCCACATCAAAGGGGATAGTGATGGTGGCCACACCATTCTGGCTGTTCATCGGGCGATAGCCCTGGAGGTCGCCCTCTATAACATCGTTGATAGATGCATCGTAGCTGCTAAGGCTCTGCATCAGAGTCTGCTTGTTGCTGTCAACCAGCATGATCTTCCAGTCGGTAAAGCTCGTATCAACATTACTTGCCGATGGGTTGCCGGCGTCGCCCACCCATATAGAGAAGGCCACGCTCTCGTCCTTGCGCAGCGAGGCAGCCTTGCCGTTGGCTCCGTTGTATGCGAAGTACATCTCCTGCGGGTCCTGAGTGTCGTCAATCTCCAGATAGTCGGTAGATACCAGTGTGTCTATATTGGTACCACTGCCGTTATCTTTTGGCATGTAGAACTCGCAGCTCACTACGGCATAGTCGTAAACATCGCTCTCGGTAACAACAAGAGTATTGGTGGAGCCAAGGGGCACTTTCTCAACACCGTTTATCAGCCAGCGGTACTTGGCTCCGTTGGTGGCAGGAGTCATCTCGTTACCCTCGCTGTCATACAGGTGGACAATAAGACTAACAGTATCGTTCTTGCTGCTTATATCCTTGTCGGTGCTGCCATTGAGGTATATCATTCCCACATATCCGCCTTTTATAAGCTCGGTGATGGTGATATCGAGCGATGCAGAGAACGGGATGGAGTTAGTGGTAAGTGTCTTGGTACCATCAAATCGCAATACGTCGATATCCACGTTGCTGCTGCTGGCCACGTTCTTCACAATCTTAATGGCAGGCACATACTGTCCCTGCTCGTACATGTCGGGGGTATAGTTAGTAACCTTCTCGAAGGTGCCAGCAGGCAGATTAGCCACTGCCAGGCTCTTGCCGTTGCCGTCGAATACTATCTCGTTGCCGTTGTAATACCATTTGTAGCCAGCATCGGGAGTAATCCAGCTACCGCCGTTCTGCAATACAACATACACCGTAGGCTGGTTAACGCCTGCAGCCCAGTTAGGCACACAAGTACCATCGCTATAAGCCTGTGTCAACGGCTGAGTGCTGCGAATCTCGCCACGCAGTGCCGATCCGTCTTCTATCACCTGAACGAAAAAACTATTACTGATAATCATCTCTTGGTCCTCCTAAAATCTTTTTATGGGTTGTTACTTATTCTCGTTGTCGTGCTTGTAGCCGTTCTGGGCTATAAGCGTTAGTGCCTCGTCGCGCATCAGCGGCTGGCAGTCGGGCAGGTCGTCGATAGTCTCGCCAGGCTGCAGCACGCGGTTGATGGTGCGGCTATCCATTATATACATTCCTGTGCGGGTGACATAAAGGGCACTTGTGTCATTAAGCCGTTTGGCTATGCCTGCCTTTACGGCATAGTATTTATTGTTTGTTGCCATAGCTCTTCTTTTTCTAATATCTACATATCACTACCTTTCCATCCTGAACCACAGGCTTTCCGTTCTGCATCATAACCTTGTAGCCTTGCAGCATCTCAAGCTCGGCATAAACCAGCGAGCTGGGGTACTGATGAATCATTGCGCCCTCAAGTTTCAACTGAGGTGCGGTAATAAGAGACTGCACAGCATCGGTAGGAGTGGTACCTCCGGCGCTGGTGTACGATGCCTTGCGATACTTCCATGCCTGCAGGAAGTTGTCGTTAACCTGCTGCTCGGTAAGCGTCTTGTTGCGCATGGTCACGATGTTACGCAGTGTCTTGCTTGCAGTGTCCTGCTTTATGGCACCGCTATCAAGAGCCTCACTGGTAGCATCGAGCCTTGGCGAGTCCCATGTAAGCGTGCGCAGGCATTTCTCAGGATAAAGTCTGTTCTCGGCAGTATTCTTTATGCGCGCTATAATCGTTATACCATCGGTCATGGCAGCATCTACCACAAGCGTAGGGGTGTTCTGTCCGCTCACATAGCAAGGGAACTTAGCCAGCGTGTTGTTGTTGATACCGTCGAGTGGGGTGGTGGTGTCAATCTTCTGCTCGCTTGTCTCGCCGTCGCCTATGGCCCACCATTCTATGCGCCATGGCGATGATGCGCCTGTAAGGTCAAGCGGCTGCTCACCCAGATAAGCCTTCGCAACGAAGGTAAACCGGCTGCTTGGGTCGATAAACGGATTGTACTTAACCGTGCTCTCCTGGTTTACCTCAATGGTAGGCGAGGTAACACTGGTGTCGCGGTTAGTAACAAGCTGCACCGTACCTGAACATCTCCATGTCTTACCCGCGTTACGTGGGTCAACATACACTCCGCTGCAGAGGATGTTTACCGGCGACGACTCAACAACGTTCTTCTTAACCATGAGGTCGCCCGTAGGCATAACCACATAGTCAACATCGCCATCGTCGGTGTTGGTTATCTCGATGTCGTAATTGCCCGTTGCAGGATTCAACAGATACCAGCGCACCTTATACCACGAGGGGTCGTAGGTGGCGTGGGTCTCTGGATCGAACACGCTTATCTTCGGGCGCAGCATAAGTGGTGTCACGGCGCGGTCGGGCAGGAAGCTGCCATCGGCGTCGTAATGCCACTGCTGCAGCGTATCGCTCGGATCAATACGGAATGACTCGGTGAACGGCGGCAGCAGCACGTCGAGCACCATCGGGCGACTGGTTGCAATCTTGTTACTCATATCTTTACGCTATAATTTGGTTCTGGACAATGACCTGCTCACCACCATAGGTTGTGGTAGCCGTGCAGGTGAAGATGGCTTTATTGTTACGACTCCATGCCGTTGGCATATCGTTGTCGGTAAGATCAAGGCTGTTAGTGCCTTGGTGTGCAGTGTCGGCATCCCACGCCTCGTCGGCAGCTGTCTTTCCGCTCTCTGACGAACGGGTCCAGTCGAAGGCTGCAGCACCTACTATTGCCGTAACGTCCTCGTCGCCCCAATACAGGTGAGCGGTGACAGTGGTCTGAACATGTCCTTGATAGAAGGCGTTGCCGTTAGTAGATGCAAAACCCATAGTCCAGAGCATGTTACCCGACACTACCAGCCAGTCAGTACATCCCAAGCGAGGTTCCTGCGAGGTGTAGTCAACGGTACACTCCCACAGCTTGCCGTTATTCCACACACGGCTTGTCTGGAGCGATACCTCCTCGGTCCACTCCTTCATCATCTTCAACAGCAGTGTCTTATCAGTAAGACTGCCGTAGCCGAGAGTGTCAAGACGGTATCTTAGCCACTGGCACTTGGTGAACGAGCGATAGTGGTAAGGCTCTTGCACCTCCTGCCCCGAGGTATAGGTGCCCGCCCATCCGTTTATGATAGGCACAAGTGTCACATAGTCTGCCAGTTCTGGGTCGGTAGCATCAAGCGTTCCGTCGGGCGTGTATGTGCCGCTGTAAGGGTCGGTATAAGTCTCATAAGGAGTCTGTCGCCATTCACCACGGTCCACCTTCTCTACCTTAGCAGGGTAGTTGGCGCGGTGCTGATGGTCGTAGAATATCGTGTTGATATACAGGCTCGGCATCTCCTTGTTACGTGTGGCAGGAAGATTTGCCAGGTCGGGCAGTATGCCAAGGCACAAAGCATAGTTCTCGTCGTGAACAATAGGTGTGTCTACATTCCAGAAGAAGCTAAGACGCTTGTCGGTAGTGCTGAGCACCCACGCCTGCTGACGTCCCTTCTGACTCTGATAGATGCTTGGCGAGTACTGACCTGTCTCGGGGTCGATGCCATCGGCCACGTTTCCATGACGTGTAACCTCAAGCATAGTATCATATCCATCGGCACCTATCTGCTGCATCTCCTGCTGCATAGGTGTGGCCACATCGGTGGTGATGGCAGTACCGTAAGGCGAGAAGTTGGTACCACCAGGCACAATAGGCTCGTAGATAGGAGCGTCGTGCTCGTCGTAACCGCTGATGCGCTTACCCTGATATATTGCCACGCGCAACTTGTTCTGGGTAAGGTCTACGCTCTTTACGCGCATCCAAGTATGGTAGTAGCTGCCGTTTGATGTCTTCTGATGACCATCGGGCAGCTGACTGTCGTGAGGCAGCAGATCGTTAACTATGCCATAGATTATATCGCCTGGGTAGAACGGTGTATAGTCGTTGTCGTGGTCCTTATGCATGGTGAGCACCAGCGTCTGTCCTTCGTCCTCATAGGCTATGTGCTCAACTGTGTCGCCCTCGGTAAAGCTGTAATCGCTCTCCATCAGCTGCAGGCGGTTGATGATAAGTTCCATGACGCGCATAAAACCACGCACATTCAGACCGTCGGTTTCAATAAGTCCTTCAAGGGCATTCATTATGATGCCCACGCCATCCATAAATCCCTCGCGCGCACCGAAGCTCTTGAGCAGACCTTTGAATACAAGCCCCTTGAGGAAGGTAATGATACCAGCGGCTTCGTCGTCGTTAACCTTAGAGAGGAAACGTCCCGACATGAAGTCGTTCATAAAGGCAGGAGTAACAACATCCTTAGTGCTGTCAATAGGTGTGACATTGGTCTTTGCCACTCCTTCAAGTTCTCCTTGGCGATTGCCCGAGCCGAGTATGAGATTAAGGAAACTGGAGCCTTCGACCATCTCAATCTGCTTGAGAATCTGCACAATCTCTGTTACAACATCGTATCGGTACCAGTCACTCTTCGTCGGGTCGGTAGCTTCGTCGGTAGACAGTGTTCCACTCTCGTAGGCAGTAACAAATTCACGTTTCTGAACGCCATCTATGGTGCGCACCTCGCTGATGATGCACTGCAGCCAGATGTAGTAGAAGTTATCGTTGCCAATACGTTCATCGGTGCTCTGTCCCTGCGCGTCAACCACATATCCGTAGATATCTATCTTCTGACTGGGGAAGCACACCTGGGCCACATTACCTACTGCAGCGGTACGAGGGATGGCTACATATACATATTTCTCTACATCGCTATCAAAGAAGGTGGGGGTTATGGTGAGTGGCCAACGGCGGTAGTTATGACCTTCGTCGTACTCCAGACCCTGCACACCACGGATATAGCACATGATAACGCTACCGGTGGCCAGACCGCACTGAATGCGGTTGGCATCGCCGAGAGCGTTAAGCGAAATCGTAAGCGCCTTGGCCGCTATCCAATAATTAGCACTGCTGTTTACCATTACTGCTTATTAAAATACTGGGCCGTTAATGCCGAACTTCAGTTTGAATTTTGCCTCAAGGATATCGCTCTTGGTGCGGTCAACGCCTGGGTTTGTCTCGTCGGGGATAATCTCAACGGGCAACCACAGGCCGCCAACCTTCAGCCAGGCTATCTCTGCCATCAGCACCTCGTGCAGGTAGTACTTCAACCACTCCACATCGAGTGCGCCGGACGACATCTCCCACACCTCTTGATCGTTCTGCTTCTTTGATACGCTACGCGAAAAGCCGGTAAGCGTTTCCTGCTTAGCCACAACATACTCGTTGGTCTCGATGGGTACCGACTGCGCCACCAGACTGCGGATGCACAGACTCTCGTGTACGCCAAGCGAGTTGATGAAGCGCAGCTCATATCCGTCGGCAGGCATAGGCACAACGTAGGTGTTAGGCAGCTCGGTGGCTGCCGTTACCTCTGTGCGCACCACTGCAGGCGGATTGTTTACTACCAGTCCCTCTTCCTCTACGGTGGTGCTTACGCCCATCATATAAGTAGTACCTATGAAGATAACCTCTGTGCCGGTGGCAGGCTTGCGCGAGTAGCGGCTTGGGCGCGCACCGCTCAGTCGCTCGCGGTCGGTAAGCTTACCAATGTAGAACTCGCCCGAGATAGGATATTCGTGCGGATCCATACCCTCGTAGTTCTGCCCGTCAATCATATAGTCGTCGTAGGCATTCAGCTTTACCGAGTACACAGGGTAGCTTATTGTTTCAGGATCGGGCTCGTACTCGTAGAGCTCGGCCACGGCCAGAATGGCACTGCTAATGTCGCAAAGCCATGTCTCGCCATTGCCAGCCACGGGTGTTGAGAACTCAAACTCCTCGGTGTCGTTTACAGTAACCTTCAGTCGAACACGACGGAAGGTTGGCGATCCCGCAACCGTTGCCGATACCACTGGTACCGTGATGGGACAGCCCGCGAACTGTGAACCTTGTATTGCGCTAGTATCTACCGTTGCCATAACTGTTTGTTTTTTAGCAAAGATATATAATCGCACTTGGCAAGTATGGACACGGGATTATCTGGAGCCGTGCTTACGGTTTAGTTTTTCCATCTCCTCGCTCTCCTTTGCCAGACGTTCCAACTGCTTAAGCACCACCTGATACGATGTATGTTTGTCGATTGTCTCTTCGCTCAGGTGCGTCTTGGTCTGCATGGTGGCTATTATGCTGGTATAGATGTCGAGCGGGTTCTGTGGGCGCTGTTTGCGCTTGGTGTTCTTCTCCTGCTTGAAGCATCGCGGATATTTACGCATCAGCACTCGCATCAGTCCGCTCCACCAGAAGAGTATCACCTGCCACTTGATATCGTCGATATCCTTTGATGCATGTTCTTTCCTCAGCAGGATATCGAGGAAGTTGTTGCGGGCGTTCATCATATCCGCACGCACATTATTATATTGCGGATGCTTGGCTGGCAGGGTTGCCAGACGATTGCTTGTGCGCACATACACATCCATCCAGTCTTGCATCAGTCGGTACTCCTGCCACACATATCCATCAAGCAGAGGTGTGATGGGCTTATAGGGCGGGCGCATCAGCGGGTCGGTCTTCTCGTCATCAAGCCATGCAAAAAACTCCGATATAATAGCGTGAACGTGGCCCGTAGTAAGCAGAAACGGCTCCTGCTTTTTTCTGCGCTGCCACCAGTGGCGTTTTTCGCCCGAAAACCTCACGTTGAAACCCTCCTCCATAGGTGCAAGCATTTCAAGATGGTTGATTGAGAAGAATGCGCGCACCTTCACCTCAAGCCAGTCGAAGGGATGATAGCGGTCGGCAGTCATCTGTTCAAGGATGATGGCTGCCGCTATCTGTTCAAGTTCGTCGGTAGTACACTGGTTCCATCCGCGAGGCAAGTGCAGGTCTATGTGGCGTGCTTCGGTAATCATAGCAATGGGGGAGTCCAGCAGGCTGCGTTCTTGTGAGGTTCGTCGCAAGGGCATCCTTCTTTGTTGTCATTACCTTGTGGAGGTACATCTCCACTATCATCAGCAGGTACAGGTGGAACAAACCACGGTGCATCCTTTACCAAGTCCTCGGGGAACTCCTGCTGATGCTGACGCAGATACTCTACCACGTTGCCCAGCATACGCACACCATCATCGTGGGCAGCTATCTTACGCTCTTTCGACACCTTCAGCACCTGAGTGCGACCTTCGAGGATGGCAGTCATCGACTTTCGCAGACGATGAACCAACTTGGCAAACAGCGGCTTTAGCGGATTCTCCTCACCCTCGTTAGGTTCTGGTTCTGGCTCAGGCAGCTTGCCGTCGCGGGTAAAGTCAATAAGTGCCTTCATCAGATCCTCGCCAATGGCAGGAGCCATAATCTCTTCCTGAATAAAGTTCAGGTCGGGCAGCATTTGGATAAACTTCTCACGACTGTCGTAGATGTTAAGATAGTCCTGCAGCACGGCACACGATGGCAGCAGCAGTGCAGCGGCAAGGTAGTAGTACTGGCTCTTCTGCCACAGCTCTACTATCTTCTTGTAGTCCTTACCACCATCGCGCGTCCAGCGCTCCAGCGTTTTCAGCAGTTGGTTCAGTGCCGAGTGAGCCTCTTTTACGCATGTCTGGCGATAAGTCTCAACGGCTTTCTCGTCGGCAGCTGCATAGTCCTGGGCAGCCATCTGGTTTATTCCCGCGTTGTTAACGCTTACCGCCTGCATACCGGAGGCACGACCCAGTGCGTCGAATGCCACCACTCGCTGACACATCAGCAGCAAACGGTTCATAGCATCGGCGTTGTAGTCGGCCACCGAGCTACGTGTCATCGGGTTCTCGTCGTACCACTTACACAGATGCTCATAGAGCGGTGTGCCAAGTTTATCCTCAAGGAACTCGTGCTCACTATTGTCGATAAAGCCTACCAGGCTGTCGATGGTATCGAGGGCGTGGGTAGGGGCGCAAAGGCGCAACTCTTCTATTGATGTTATAATCATGTTACATTAAAGATTAAACATTAAAGATTAAACATTAAACATTAAAGATTAAAAGCCGAGCGAGAACATTATTCCTCTTCCTGTTCGGTGATGCCGGTCTTCGAGTTGTCGAGGGTGGTAAGAACCTCGCGAGGGATTTCCCACTCCAAGTGCGGATCAAGGTGGTTGAAGTATTTAAGCACATACAGAGGTGTTAGCAGCAGCTGCTGCATAGGCGACATCTGAACCTGCTTGAGCAGATAACGCTCGCGCATATCGGTACCACCCGTGCTCTTTACATCGCCAGGAGTGTTACCTACCAGTCGGCTATCAAGTCCGAAAGCAAAGAACACAATGCTCGATATCTCGGCCAGCTCCTTCTGGTTGGCTTCAACGGTGCCCTTGTTGGTGCTCTCAATCTCAACTATCTTCCAGCTCTCGTACACCTTACCGTCCTGCCCCGTAAAGGTATAAGCCACCAGCGGCTTACCCATATTGTTGCGGTCCTCAAGGAACTTGTTAATCTGGTCGCGCAGTTCGGTAAACACTTTCAGCTTGTCGGCAGGTGTGTCGGCCTTGCGCTGAAAATACAGGCGCTCCATATATTCATTGTTGAGATATACAATACGTCCGATGACGTTAGAGTTCTTGCGACGGTTGTTACGGTCTGATACCATCGTCATCAGATACTCGTATATATCTCCGCTGTATATGCTCTGGTTGGCGGGCACAGGGTAGTATGGACGACCTGCGCTTGGATAGGCCACAGGCAGGATAAATCGTGTGGGGCGATGTCTTATCGACCCATCAGCGGCTCGGGTTTCTCTGATAATTCTTTCGAGGTCGGCCACAGGTGCTTGAGGATCGAGCGCTGGTAGCGCGTCAACTTTAAGGTCTTCGGGCTTCTGATCAATAACATTGATTTGGTCGAGCCATTGGTTACTGAGGTAGACATAGTTTATTCTTCCGTTTTTGTCTTTACGTTCTAATCTGCAGATATGGGCCATGCGATATCGCAAGCCTGTTATACGAGGGTTCCACATCTTTGTGGGCACATTCTTTCCATCCTTGTCGAGAGTGCGCTTGTTCAGTATTATCTCGGGGAAACAGAGGTTCTGCTGCTGCATATCCTCGGTAAGCATAATGTAGGTTAGCGGCAGGTTGTTGCGCTGGAAGAAACCCATAATGCCTTCATCGGGCTTGCCGAAGAGTTCAAGGCAGGTCTTCTCCCATGTGGCATGGTGCTGCTCCAGCATCTCTATCTCATCTTTTATATCCTTATGCAGGGCGTGGGCGGCACTCTCCTCGGGCAGCAGACCGTTCTTGGCCACACCTGGCATTTCAATAGGTTCGTTCGTTAACTCAGGATAGTCCTGTTCCAACTTCATCAGCTGTCGGCGCAGATCGCGCAGCCATCCCTTTATAAGTACTCCGGCACTCTTGAATGGTATGCGCTTAGTGGTGATGTTACCACCCACGTACTGAGTGTACTCATACACGGCTCGCGGACCACGACCGGCACACAGGTCGGTGTTGAACTTGTGGGCACTTGCAGTGTAAGGGCTTGCCTCAGTAAGCCGCGACACTACGTTAGGATTGTTGTTTTTTATGCCCCAGCCCATATAGCCTAAGCCTTCGGTGCCCACCCCATCGGGAGAAGCAATCTCGTTACCACTCGACAGATGCAGAGTGGGGTAAAGTTTGGTGCTGCTGCAGTCGAGCAGCTGCGAGTGAACATACTCCTCAAAGGTACCGCCTATCTTGCCATCGCCACCTTTACCACCGCCAAAGGCGTCGGGCATAGGTGCTGGGCTGAAGCCTTGCTTCTCAAGTCGGTCCTTTGTGCGGCGGAGCGCGTCGGCGCCGCGAACAGTAACCAGATTTGGATGCGATTGCTTTTTTGTCATTGTATATATTGATTTTTGTGTTATTAATACGATAGCAAAGATACTCTCGGCTTGGGTTAAAGCTCGGACATCAGTGTGTTATCACCCTCATTCCGTCAACCTCTATCACCAGATAATCCCTTACCCATCGGCACTGGTTGCTGGCTGTAAACTTAACCAGTCGCTGCATTCGCTGCAGGTTTACCTTCAGGGTTATTACCTCGCCTTGCTCGGTAACGCCCTTACTTGTTATGTAGCGTATAAAGTAGGGCTTCTGCACTTTCTCAATGGCGTCCTTGGGCGGGTTGTAGCCAGTCACCACCACCCCCGTCCGTTTGTCGCGCCACAGCCACTTCTCAGTAACATTCCTGAGTGCCTGGAAACTAATAGTAGGTTGTACTCTCGGCATAAGTTATGCTTTGTTTTTCGGTTTTGCAGGTAATACGTATATATTCCAGCAGGCAGTGCGGTCTTCGGCGTTGATGCCGTAGATACGTCTTACCACTTCATAATGATGGAATGTTTCATCCTGCCATATTATTATCTGTTCGCCTTTCTCGGGCACACTTGTGGTCCATACGTCGATGATGGCATACTCTTCTTTTTCTTTGTTGGCATCCCATACATACACATGCTGCTGTGGCAGTCCGCCATTACGCAGACTGGCAATGGCTATCTTAGCCACCTCACGCATCTTGTCGTTGTAACAGATTTCGTCTTCTACCAGATGCTTGTCGTCATTAAGAAAAGCTAACTCGAGTAAATGCGCTGCGCGCTCTTTTGAAATTCTCATACCTATAGTTTGTTATTGTTACTGTTATCTTTTTTAATTTGAGCCGTGAAAACACAACGTTTGAGCAGTGATTACACGATGTTTTGATAGTGCAAATTTATAATCATCCATAGTTTCGCATCGGACAATCCTATGCTTTGTTAATTTCCATTGGGCATCATAAGGAAACCGAGGTTGTTGCGGAAGTAGCGCACGCCCCAGTAGAGCTCGTCGAAGGCATCGGTACCGTCCGTTCGCAGCTCCTCGGGTACGGCACCCTCGGCATCGGCAGCAAGCTTCTCACCCGACTTATCCTTGCGGAAGCCGTTGTAGCCTATCGACACATCGCACTGCTCGATAGCAGCTACAAGACTCTCGTTATTCTCGCGGTTAAAGGCGATGGCAGGATATTCCAAGCCGGCAAGGGCACTGTTGATGGTCTGGTACTTCTGCTCGTGCTTAGGTGCCTGACCCTCGTCAACCTGGCGCACCAGCCAACCGCGCTTCTGCAGCTCCTTGGTAACAGTGTCTTTAATATCGTCCATAGCCACACCATGCAACTTGAACTTTGCCGTATGCGAAAAGTAATAGTTGATGTTGCGGTTATGAGCCTTGTGCGGTGCGTAATAGCGGTCGAAGTCGCGGATAAGATCCTGAATCATCTGGCCATTCTTAACGAAAAGAGAGTTGATGACGTTGAGCGTGTCGCGACCATTGCGGCGGTATAGCTGACCTACCACTATCCAGTTGATAAGATTGTTGTAGTCGAGAGCTATCTCCAGCGGCTCTTTCGGGTCGAGGTCGCCATCAAGCGTACAATCCTTTGTCTCGCCCAGCAGCTCAAAGTCGGGTGTCTCGTACTCGGCGGGATAAGCTGTGCCCGCCTTGATTACCTGCGCCTTCTTTACCTTGATGCTATCCTCGATGGCAGGGCAGTCGTCATCAATATAACAATGCACCTCGGGGTCGAAGTTGCAGTAGAATCCCTCGCCGCTCTTCTTTGGCTTGAGGTTTAGAATACTAATGGCAAAGGTCAACGGCGGGAGGTCGCGTTTCATACGGCGGATATAGTCCTCGCCAAGGATATCAATATTATCGAGTGATGATGCACGCACGAAGTAGAACGAGTTGCAGCGCAGGGCATTGATGTGCGCCTGGTACTTCTTACTGCTGCGGATGGCCATCAGCTCGTAGTGCTCGTCGGGGGTGATAAGATACTGATGGTTAAAGAGCAGGTCGGCATCTTCCTCGGGTATGAGATTATATGATAACAGCGTTTTAATGGTTGTCTCGCCGATGGGGTTAGCCCAGTTAGGCGAGAGAATCTTAAAACTACCCTGACGGGCCATCACAGCTGCTGCAAGAGCCTGGATGCGTGCCTTGACGTCGGCACTCACCACCATTATCTGTCGGCCACTCTTCTTTGCGCTGCGCAGCATCTCGTTATAGCGCATCACAGTGTTGGCATAGCGATCTAACTCTTCCTGAATGTCGCGATAGGTCTTACCTGCAAACTCACCATGATCTATCACATCATCAAGATGCTCCTCTTCCTTGCTCAGCCAGTTGCCCTTGTTGCTCAGGCTAGCATCGCTAACAAAACAGGTGCTCTTGTAGTAGGGATTGGCCTCGGTAAAGCGCGAGTCGCCCAACGGGTGTACAATACCTGAAACGGCTGGCATAACCTCCTCGTCAATCTTCTTCTTTGGCAGGAACTTGCACTCGTCGCCATCGACATAGCAGAGAGTCATACCATTTGCTGAACCTATGGTCGAAAGGCTGAGGGTATGAACCAGGTGGCCGTTAGCAAACCACATACAGTTCTCATACGACTTTGGGCGGATGATGCAGGGCGGTGTGCCCTTGGGTGGCTTACCCCAACCAAAGTGGGTGCCCTCTTTCATACCATAGAAACGCTCGATGGCCGCTATCATACCAGGCACGGTGCGCGAGAATAGCTGCTTGCGCGAGGTACCAAGGAATCCGCCTGCACCTTGTGGCAGCGATTGAGCCACTGCCCAGCGGCGTGGGCCGAGCACGCCATCGGTCTTACCGAAACGGCGGGCTGCAACGACGCGCACATCACGCGCTCCGGCATAGAATATGCGCTGCTGCACAGGGTTTAGATATACATCTCTACGTTCTTCGGCCATGGTTAATCCTTTATATTCTCATCAAACACATCGGGCTCGGGCTCGTCGGGGTCGGGCTGCTGCCAGATGCCGTTAATCTCTTCAAGTTCCTGCGCTTCCTCCTTGGCGGTAAGGCCATACTTGCGACGCAGTTTTTCGCGCTCCTCGTCGGTAAGACTCTGGCGGTCGCTCTTGATGATGCTAACATCGCCGGTGATATTAATCTCGGTGTTAGGCATCGACTCCTGTGGGTCTTCCTCGTCTTTGAAGTCGTTGTTAATCTTTGCAAGGTCTTGGTTGGCCTGCTTAACAGCCTGCCAGGTACCAGTGTCGCGACCGAAGTTCTGCATCCACTCTATGTTACTCTCGAACATGGCCTTATGGATATGCTTCTTCGAGGTGTTGAGCTTGCCTGTGAGGTAGTTGAGCAGATAGATATCGCTGCTTATCTCGTTGGCCGAGCGCACCGAGTGCTCGGTTATATGCAGTGCTTCTACCAGTTCTATTGCCTCGGCATCGCCCTCCTTTGCCTTGCGCAGTATGAAGGCATAGTTGCGTGCAGCAAAGTTCTGCAGCATCTTTCGGGGATTGATAGTCGGTGTGTCTACCCAGTGGTGGTAAACCTCGGTTACGAGATGGGCGCGGAAACGCTGTGGCGGGGTGAAGTTAACCTTCTCTAAGGGAACTCCACCCAGCAGCCAGCGTTCTACTTTATTGCAGTAATTGGGGGAAATCTGAGACATTAAAGATTAAAGATTAAACATTAAACATTAAATTTCAGAAAACATTAAACATTAATCTTGCGGCGGGCAAAGATGCAGGGTTTGTTAGTGGCTACTGATGTTACCATGCGGAAAGGCGGGTTAGCCAGCTTCAGGTCGTCGATGTAAAGCGAAAGCGGATCGCCAAGCGATGTTACATAAGCCTTGAAGTAAACACGGAGCTCGGCATCACCAAACCGCTCGGCACCCACATCAAACTCGTCGCACGGCTCATAGTCGTTTATAAAGGCGCGCACCTTCTCGCCGATGACATAATCGCTGAGCAGCACAGGTGGCACGTCGTTGGTAGGGGCGGCATCGCCCTTTGGTCCGTCGTAGTCCTCCCAGTCGTCGTCATCAAACATGCACTGCTGCTGGTTCTTTTTACCTCTCTTTGTTCTGGGCATACGCTACTTCTTATTGTTCTTAATCTTGTCGAGCAGTGGCTTGTAGTCCTGTGCGGCCTTCTTGCCTATAAGCTGCTCAAGGCGCTTAAACTTCTCGATGGCGGTTTCGGGTTTCTGTGCCTTATCCTTGCGCTTGAGGTAGCGCAGAATATCCTGAACCTCTTTTTTCTTCTCGGCCTTGGCCTTCTGCTTGGCCACAAACTCAGGGCTCTCCTGCTCAATAATCTGCTTTACGCTAACCAGGAACTCGGCATCCTGCTGCATCTTCTGCCAATAAGGAGTGAGCAGCTTTACCACATCGGTAACATCGTCCTTCTTAAAGCGCTCGCGGAACTTCTTCAGATAGTCGCCATCGTTCTTCAGACGATAGTGAACGGTGGCAAGTTCGCGGTCTACTCTCTCGTAGATGGCCTGGTAAGCCTCGGTGGCCTCGGCAGCCTCCTTGGTATAAGGCTCGATAGATGCAGGCGCAGCCTTGAGGTCGCTCATGGTCTTGGCACGCTCGGCAGCCGATGCAGCAACAGTACGCAATGCACGAATCTTATCAACATCCTCGGCAAGCTCGGGACTCATCAACCACTTTAACTGGTCAAGGTGCAGACGCTCACCATGTGATGTATCGGGGATGCTTGGTGCGACAGGGGTGGGAGCGGGAGTCTTCTCAGGCTCAAACAACTTCTGTTGCTGCTTCTCGGCCTTGGCAGCAGCCTCGCGCTTGGCGATGGTCTCGGCACTTGCGGGACGGCCACGGCGGGCAGTGGGAACTTCAGTTATTCCCAACTCCTTCTGCACCATACTTACATACCTTGGTAAACGGTAGGCGCGCGATGCATAGTCGCCATACTTCAAACCTTCTGTGCAGAACTTCTCGGCAAAGGGCCATGCCACCAGCAGCTGCATAAGCACGGCAAGTTGCTTCTGACTGTCGATGGTAAGTTTTACGTTAGAAGTATTGCATATCACTTCAAGTTCAGGCCACTGTTTCTTCAGGAACTCGCTGAACTGGTCTACCCACTGCTGTTGCTCGTCGGGGGTCATCACACTAAATTGTTTCATTGCGTTATTAGGTTTTAATTTTTTATTTCTAGTGCAAAGATATTCCTAACCTGCCGAAACCTACGGACAGAAAAAAGCCCCTCGGGCGTCACACCCAAGAGGCTTACCTAACCAGTAAATATAACAAACCTTTTGATAACTGAGTATTACTACCTACGTTAAGAAAGATCGCAGAGGTCGTCCCAAGACTTTGCTCCACCCTCAGCTGAGTCGGGAACAAAAGTAACATACAAGTTGGGGTACTTTACCGGACCAAGAGTGAAATTGGCGGTTGTGATACGATCGTCGGATGCATTCGCGCCTGTATCGGTTGTCAAACCGCCGCTCTCAATGCGGACCTTTTTATTTGCGTCGTACAAGATCTGTGCGTCGCCCTCAGCCTCGGGGAATACAATGAAGATATCATTGTTGTTGAGTGCGCGGGCCAACTTAGAAGCCTTGGCGTTAACTGCGTCAATCACCATAGTACCAACAATGTTGAATCCCTTACGCTTACCCTTGCTCTCGCCAGCAACCTTCTGGCTCTCTTCCTTCAGGTCTAACTTGACAAGGTGCTTACCGCTCTTGAGTGCAGTAGCAGCATCGAAGGTGTAAACGTCGTCGGATGCAGTCAATGGTGCAGCGAGATCGCTACGCAGTCCGACATACGCCACTTCACCAAGACCTGCCAGGTTCTCCAGGCACTCGTCACCAGCGAGGTAGTTTTCAAGTGTAGGACATGTCTGTTGTGCCATAATTATAATTGTTTTTTTGTGTTGTGAATACTTTTATTGCTTTTCTCTAAGAGGAAAAGGGGTAGGGGCTTGCGCCCCAAGCCCTTTTTATGCGCCCTGTGCCTTGAAGAAGGCTACGAATCCCTGTGGGTCGCCGGTTGCAACTACGCTGATGGTAGCTGTGGTGCGGCCATCGCTCCACTTGTCGAAGACGTAACCTGTCTTAGGCTCTGCAGTCAGAGTAAGGGTTGTGCCCTTCTCAACCTCGCTACCACTCTCAACAGGTGTTGAGCCGTTCAGGATAGAAACCTCACCCTTTGTGGCGTCGTCAGGGATAGCTACGAAAGCATCCTTGTTGTAGTCGCCAGAGGTGTAGGTGTTCTCGATGGTACCACCGTTGGTAACGAAGTTACTCTTAACGATGTTGCGAACCATACAACCTGCGATGGTCTGAATCTGGAAGATGATGTCCTTCATGTCGTCGTCAGAACCGTGCTGAACGCCAACATAAGTCTCGTGGTTTGCACCGTTGACGCCGAATACCAGAGTACCCTCGGTTGTGGCAAACATACGTGTGCCGGCACCGAAATCGTCGCTAGGAACGAAGGTTACTTTTGGATATTCTGATGTCTTGAAGTTACCGTTTGCATCAGTGATGTACTGGACCTCGCGGATGTTACGGTGCTTCTGTGCATAAGCGTCGGCGATATTGTGACCGTAGGCTACAGAGCAATACATCAAAACAGGCACACGCTTCAATGGAGCAGGCCATTTGTCGTACCATTCTACCCATTTATCCCAGGCTGCTGTGTCGCCCTCGCCACTTGGTGCGGGCAGTGCAGCGCAAGGAATCAGGTTTCCGTTAGCCTCGCTGATGGCACCACTCTCAATATCCTTGTTGATGATGGTCTGGAAGCCATCGAAGAAGTTGAGCTGTGGATCGTTGCCATCCTCCTCGCCGAAGAAGAGACATGCATAGAGGTCGTCAGAGAACTCCTTACCGATCTCGGTAATGAACTCCTCTGCCAGAGGATAGTGGAACTGAGCACTACCGTTAATCTGGATAGGCTTTTCCTGGAAGTCATCCTCGTTGTGCTTGAATCGGTTCCATACAACGTGAGCAGTCAGGGTACGCTCGGTGAGATAACCCAGCTTGCTCCCGATGGGCTGGCCAACAACCTTACGGCGTGATGTGCCACCCTTGCGGTTCAGTACCATCACGGTCTGCTTGTACTGCACACCTGTGATAACCTTAATACCAAGACGCTTCAGTTCGTCTTTAGAGAAATAGGCAGGCCCCATCACGATGTTGGGCTCCAGCTTCTCAGCAATCTGCTTGACTGCGCTAATTCCAATAAACTCCATAATAATCTAATTGTTTTTGTGGTTTATACTAAAAGTTTTTGTGTTGGTCTCGCGTGAGAGATTACTTACCATGCTGTGCGTTGAACTCAGCCTCGCGACGCAGGTTCTCCTCGTAAGGCAGTGTTGGGTCGAACACATACTGAGCAACAACAACCTCCTGCTCCTGCATGCCCTCGCCATTGTTCTTTGGTGATGCAGCGCCTGCGGGCTCGTTGCCTGGCTCCTGTGTAAGATCCTCAACCTTGGCGTTAAGGTCAGAAATCTGCTGATCCTTCTCTTCGAGTGACTTCTGGGCTGTCTCAAGACTTGCCTTGGCACCATCGAGTTCCTTGTTAAGGTTCTCAATCTGTGACTTCTGTCCCTCATTGTCGTTCTGCAGATTAACAATCTTCTCATCGTTGTCGGCCTTCTCCTGCTCAAGGGCAGCGATGGCGTTCTGCTTCTCTTCGAGAGCAGCTGCGTGCTCAGCCTTCAGAGTCTCGATAGCCTTGGTGTGCTCCTCGGCCATAGCGATCTTCTCAGCAGTCAGCTGCTCTACCAGAGCCTTTGCCTCGGCGTTCGCTGATTGCATCTCACTAATCTTTGCCTCCAATGTCTGAAGCAGTCCTGTATTGAAGAAGCTGCCCTCTTCGCTACATTCCATCTCTTCGACTCCAAGAAGCGCGAATACTTTTGGAAATTTCTCTTTCATGTTGATATTGTTTTTAGGGGTTAAAGAATTTTGCGGTTCGCGTGATGCGTTAGCCGTAGCCGAGATATAGCGGATAACCTCGCCGAACGAGCGCTGACCGTCAACAAGAATACCTTCTACCTCCTTAGCATCAAACACCTTACCGTGCAGGTGCTCTTCTTTGGCGTTAGGACAATGCTTCTTTACGTCAGCACGGAACTCAACACCCAGCTTAGCAAGGTCGGCCACAAGCTTCTCAGTATTGCCATCGTTGGCAATGTCGCGAATCTCACGGTTCTTGTCGAAGCTCTCAGGATCGTAAATCTCGTGATAGGTCTCGTTGGTGTACTCACACTTTGAGCCATCCTTCTCGGTATAGAAAGCAGCCATCACACCGATGCAACCAATCTGGTCTTTCGGATTCATGTAATAGCGCTCGTCGCAAAGAGCGGCCAGATACATACCAGCACTTGCACACATACCGTCGATATAGGCATAAACCTTCTGACCTTTGTTGTGTGCATAGTCGATGGCCTGTTTGAAATCGTTGATAGCCCAAGCACTACCACCAGGGGTGTTGATGTAGAAAAGGTGGCCAAGGCACTGCTCTGAGTCGGCTGCCTGACAAAGCATATCGCGAAGTTCGCGACTGCCGTAGCTGCAGGCATCACCATTGCGTGTGACGGGGCCATCTACATATAGTACTGTAACAAACGACTCCTTTCGCTCTTCCGAAGCTCCGTTGTAGTTCTCGTCATCAGGATCGTCGCTCGATGCCGACAACTCGAAGCCACTGCCGTCAGCAGCCATATACGCCAGCTTGCATACGGTCTTCTCCGTCTTGTCGAGCTGTGTATGGTTGGCCAGATTGTGCTGCAGCATTCCGCGAATAGCCTGGACGTAATCGGGCGACACCATCCAGTACTTGTTCGTCAAGAGTTCAAATAATCCAGTCATACTTTTTTTTGTGTTAAAAGAAAATTATGTTCTAGTTGCAAAATTAGGTAATGACTAAACGACAGCGGACAGAAAAAAAGGCCGTTTTGACGAAAAAACGGGCAGAAGAACTTCACAGACCCTCTGCCCAGAATTATAAATACATAGACAGGCCTACCCGCATCTCACGATGGAGGTAAGCTACAGAAATAGTTCATTCAGTAATTCTTATAATACGGTTTAAAGACTGTGATGTAATTTTTAAAGTAAGGGTATCGTCAACACCCTGTTCGTCAATCATAACCTGCGATGTGGCAGGCAGACTATATATAAGATAGCGCAAACCATCCTGAGTGGTTAGCACCACATTAAAATCCTTATATTGCAGAGCAGCCACTTTGCTGCGCACATCGGCGTGACCAGCGGTTACAGCCACCTGCACACTATGCTGAACAAGGGTGCCTGCAGCCTCGCGCTTATCCTGCTGTTTCAGCACTGGCTGCTGCTCGTACTCACCATCATCACCCTCCTGGGCACTGGCTGCAACCTTTAACGATGCACTGCCCACCGTACCACCTATGGTAGATATCCCAGGGATGGAAAAAGGTATTGAGAAAGCACAGGCCGATGCCAATACCAACTCTACCTTGATGATGTCGTTTAGAAACTGTTCGTTGCAATTCTGATTCATTTTCGATAAGTTTTTAATCTGATTTTATATAAATTCTGCTTATTTTACCCCTTAAAACATTCGTGGACTTAATTTTTGTTAATTCCCCCACAGATTTATTATTTATTAACGCTCGATTTTAATTTCATTAACAGTGCATCAATATTTATATCTTGATTCTCTGTTTCGCGCTCGTAGACATAGTGCAGGTCTTCGGCATCGCCAAAGTCTACTCCGTCGTTAGGCAGTATCTTTGCCTCCTCCAGCCATCGGGTAGACATACGGCGCATAGAGTCGCGGTCTTTTCCGTTGGTGCCGATAACCATGTTGTAGTGATAGAAGAAGTGATCTACTATCATTGTGAGATCGCGGCGGATGCCCTGCTGGTTGCAGAAAAAGCGCTCCTGACGAATCCAGTCGAGCAGAATGCGTATGAACTCGTAGCGCAGTTTGCGCTGCAACTCGTTGGCTGCCGGTGCGGGCAGAGTGAACGATGCACTGGTAGGCTTATACTGCCTGCCTACGAGTATCTGCTTTGGCATCTCGATGCAAAGATAATCATATCCGTCAATGCGTTGTATCTTTTTCTCGCCAGTAAGCATACATATCTCCTGCATGGTGGGCCACTCGTCTTCATCGCGGTTTAGCACGCGCTTTCCGCCCTGCGGCTGCTTGCCTTGCAGAATGTTTCGCCAGGCACGCTGCGAGAAGCAGTTGGATGTTGGCTCTACCTCGGTATCAATCTGCAGACAGGCACACATCAACACATGCTCGTGCTGGAAAGGCGAAAACACTATCGGCTCAGTCTCGGCAAGGGGGTGTTTTACCTCCCTGCCGCGATAGAACTGAGCCAGATATGTTGGCACTCTTAGATATATATTCGCCATTCAATGTTTAATGTTTAATGTTTTCTGAAATTTAATGTTTAACTCACCAGCATCGGCATAATCAGCAGAGTAAGACTGCTCTTGTCGTCGTCGTCAAACAGAAGTATAGGCTTAGAGGGGTCAGTAAGCGAGAGGCGCACATTGTCGGTACCAACACACTGCAGCAACTCGAGCAAGTCAGCAATCTTACAGCCTATCTTGAAATTATCGGGCAGGGTAGTGTCTTCGTTGATGATGGCCACTGTCTCAGTAGCAGCACGACCAAAGTCTACATCATCGGCAGCAAGCAGCATGTGGTTATCATCGCGCGACATAATCACCATATTACTGCTCTCGCTACTGAAGATGTTTACTCGGCGCAGGGCTATGGCAAGCTCGGCCTTGTCGAGTATAACCTTGGCACTGTTGGCATCGCGAGGAATAACGCTATCGTAGTTAGGGAATTTTCCCTCTGGGGTTACAGTTCCCACGGTGATGCCTTCGGTCTGCAGCCAGATATGACTATCATCGGCAGTTATCTGCATCTTCTCGCTACCAGAGAGAGCCTTAATAACCGGACTGAGTGCGGGCATTGGCAACAGCAGGTTCATATTCTTATCGGCAGCAAAGGCAGCCTGAGTGAGCCATCCCATTCCGGTGTCGATGCCACGGCGATACAACGTATGGCCGTTAGAGGCTACCACTACGCAGTGATCGTGGAACACGTCGATACATACTGTTGACATAATAGGGCGGAGCTCGTTGGTACCAACACAACAGCGCGCTGCCGAGATAAGCGGGAGCAGCTGCTGGGTAGGCATAGTGAACTGCACCTTTGTATCGCCAAAAGTGGCAGGCATTGGGAACTCGTCGGCTGCATCAACAGGCATCTCGAAATGTCCGGTGTTGTAGTCAACACGCATCTGCTGCTTCTCCATGTCAATCTTAACCATTACTGGGCACGATGGCAGAGCGCTGAAAGCCTCCTTGAGTGCGGCTGCGTTGATGCATACTGCCGAGAATGGTGTTGCCTTGTCGTCGGCATCAAGAAACATCCAGGGTTCTGCACCTTCGGCCTTCACTGCATCAATCTCCATCCACTGCTCGGTGTTACTGCCGAGGAGTGAGAATAGCTTGGTGTTGCGATTGTAACCTATGCGCACATCAGCCAGGATGGGGAGCGCATTCTTGCGGTTAATAGTTGTAACTAGCACATCAAGTGCCTTCTTCAATTCACTCGTCTCGATTCTTAATTCGTACTTAGCCATAAAAATTTTTGTTTTAAAGTTTTGAATATCTTGTTTTAATGTTCTATATACGGGCAATCGTCGTTATACTGGCATACCTGACAAATACGGCTGTCGCCATGATTGCAAGGCCGATTCTCAGTCGCCTTCGTCTCCGCCTGCGGTATATGCTTTATACGTCGTGTCATAATCTTAATCTTTAAAATCTATCTTCAGTTGCCTATTTAAAGTATTCTCTACATTTGAAACCTTTGCGGGGTGAGAAATTAGCAAAATCTGTAATTTGAAATATCTGATGCTTATTTACCCACTGGGCCATATCTTTTTGCCATTGAGGAATTGACTCATGCGGATTATCGGGATTGCGGTACGGCTGTGCATACGGATAAATATTCTGTTTATGTAGCTTACGCTGTTCTTGATTACGCTTCCACCAATAATTAACTCGTTCAAACGATTCTTTGAAATCACTCTTGCCACCAATCATCGTGTAGAGGAAGTATTCTCCACGATATCCGTACATGTTAATCATACTGATGGCGCGCTCGCATTCTTTAATTTGTGCCTGAGTATCACATCCAAAACGTATGCGATTATTAATCCACTTTATCTGTGCCAATAGCTTTGCAAACTCTTCAGTCACTAATCGTGCATCAAGTGCCTGGTTAAAGTCTACACGATAACCTCGTTCGATTATTTTCTGAAGCTGCTGCATCGCATAATCGCCTGCCGCAAGGATGTTATTATCCATAAGCACTAACTTTTTGCGTCCTTCTATCGCTATTTCGTCACAATCCATATATGGTCTTATCTTACCTTCTTTGCGAGGTACCACACACCAAGGGCACTTGTTAGGACATCCTCGAGTGAGAAACCCGTATGCAGTGTCTTTGGGTATGCTTGGATAGATAGAGTAGTCTGGCTGTAAAAGGTCTATCTCGTCGGGAAGCTGGCTTGTAATATTGTAGCCTGTCCCCCCCCCCGTACAACGCGGTCAGCCTGGTACACTGTTTTGTCGTCGGGCGAGAAATTAAACACTTTCGACATATATAACACATCGTAGTGTTCAAACGGCAACGCCCACTCAACATCATCACCTTGCTGTTTATGATACCGAGCTATTTTACACAATGCAAGATTGGGATAAATGGTTGCTCCCCATTTTTTCTTCTTTGCATGCCCGTCTACATCTATCAGTCCGATCTTCATTTCTTGGTCATTTCTTTAAAGCCTTCTTGAAGACCTTTCAGGTATGAATTATATACTTTATTGGGTTCTGTTTCCGTAACCTCGGCTAAAGCTGAGAGCGTGTCGATAGTAGCACCGGCCATAACAGAAAGACATTGCACCACACTGAACCCCTTGTTGTGCATGAAGTCAAGAATTGATTCAGCCAACTCCATACTCAACTCATTATACTTCTGAAACTCTGGAGAGTCAATAGTCATCTCTTCGATAGATTTCTCTTTTGCCATAAACCTAAAAGTTTTTGTTATTATTCTTTTTCTCTCTTTTATTTTTTGCCAGCAGCTAAAAAAGTTCTAACTGGCGAATTGTTTCGCCTTGTGGGGTATGGATGATACTCAGGCACTCGGCTTCAAATCGCTCACAGCCTTTGCGATAATATTCTTCGTCTATCTCGCAACCCACGTAGTCGTAACCCAGCTTATAGGCAGCTATTCTGCTACTCTGACTACCCATCATAGGGTCGAAAATTACCCCCCCCGCAGGTGCGAACTGCTGAAGCAGATAGGCATACATTTCTACGGGTTTCTGTGTGGGGTGTATTTTCTCTACTCTATTATCGAAACGAAACATCTTGGCAGGCATATCAAACGAAGTCCATGCAAACTCTGCCTGAGAAAAATTAGGCCATGGCTGACACTTATCCCAGCAGACAAAGCAGCGGCATGTTCCTAATGGAAAATAATTGCCACCCCAGATTATCTGATGCTTACTAATGCGTCGTAGTTCGTTAAAAAACTCCTTTCCTGGAGCATTATCCCATCGCTTTATATTTCCCTCGTTCAGCACTCTATTTTTCAGTTTACCTGCACCCTGCGTCGATTTTTTATCGAGTCCGTAAGGCGGATCTGCTATTGCCAAATCGAAAATTTTATCTGGTAACTGGCGCATAAGCTCCATGCAGTCAATATTATATGTTTCGCTCTTTGCCATAGATCAGTCGGGGTATTCTATCCAGTAATCAGGTTCGCGTACAGCATCACCCTTAGTGTCGGGGTTCATTGATATCCACTCTTTGCTATCGGGATTATACTTACATAGTTCGGCATAGGTTTCGCTACCGCTAATCCATACACCTACTACAGTTTCGTTAGTATCTGGGCATCCATCACCTGCTAAGATGATATGCCAATGTCTTATAGCTTTGCAATCCATATTCTTTTTATTCGGTTTAGGAGTTTCTATCCAATAGTCGGGATTTCTCATAAAAGTGCCGTGCAGCATATCGTTTTCTGCTTCGGCGCTCTGCCATTTTTTACTCTCATAGTCGTAGTAGCACAGCGCTATTACTATACAATCATGTTGATTCCATAGTCCAACCACAGCATTACCATCCTTCGATGGCAGCATAATTGATGTTTTGTGCCATAAATAATCCATATTGCCTTTAAAATATACCAAGTTTAGAATGGCAGATCGTCGTTATCGTCCTGCTGTGGTGGGAACGGAGCATCGCCTGGCTGCCAACTCTGCGCTCCCTGAGCTGCAGTAGCAGTAGCCGTATTGGCAGGTGATGCATTGACAGATGTGCGCTGATGACAATACATAGAACCAAGTCGGCAGCGCACTGCATCATACATAGCTTTGCGCAGGTCGGTATTGTGTTCTGGGTCTTCCAAGTCAGCACCAGTCCACTCAGGATGTTCGCTTACCAGGCGTTTACGTGCAGCCTCTAAGGCACGCTGACGGAACTCAGGCGAGAACGACACCTCCATCTGATGTGATGGTGGCATATAGCCAGTCATATCATCACCACTCTGCTGCTTGCGCTGTATGCAAGCCTGACGGAAATTCTCGTTTGTCTCGGCCATAAACACTCTTGCGTTGGCATATTTACCATCCTGCGACAACTGAATATCGTTATAAGGCACTGGTATGCACACAAACGCCATCTCGGGATGTTTCTCGTCGAGGTTAGTAAATACTCGGGCTCCTTTGAAGCTCATCAGATTCATGTTTCCACTAAAATTTGCCATAATATCTATTTTTTAATACTTTTGTTTTCTGTTTGATGAAAAAATAGAGCCCGAAGCACAGAGGCTTGAAACAATCCGGTTAAATTCACTCACGTAAGGTGCCCCGAGGCTCTATATGAAACTACTTCTCTTCTGGTTTCAGGAACTTACTGCAGCACTCAATGATGGTGGTAGCAGCAATACCGATGACAGAATTGATAGCAGTGGCGTACTCAGGACCGGTATATGTTACGATACCGATACCGATGGTTGACAAGCCACCTACGATGGCTGTGATCAGATTAAACGTTTTTTTGTTCATTGCTTTAAGTTTTTAAAATATTAATTAATTATGCCCGAAGGCTTTCTCCCTCAAAAAATACTCTACGTGTTAGACCGCGCAGGCGGTCAAGAGTGCGGATATCATATCGCTGCTGCAGCTGCTCGAAGGTAAGGTTGGTGCTAAGTACCAGCAGCTTGTGCTGCTTCTCGGCAAGGTCTACAAGATCTTCTACATAGTCGCGGGTGTTTCCGTACTTCTTTACCTTGGTCTCGGTGCCGATATCATCTACACAGATAATCTTATACTGCGAGAACTCTTCAAAACAATTACATAGTTCGCGGGCAGTGGTGAAGTTATATGCCATGTGACTGCCATCGCTACGGCGCAGATAGTGCTGGAATAACAGCGGCATAATCTGCTGAGTGATGATGGTCTTGCCGCGACCACAATCGCCTATCAGCATCAATCCCTTACCCTGATTGTCGGCAAGCCACTCGGCAACCTCGTCGTACTCTGGGAGCCACTGAGCCGTTTCGCCTAATACATATACCAGACCACGCATAAGCAGCTGATAGGCATCCTGCTGAGTCCAACGCACGTAGTTATCATCGCCACGGAAACCCTTGCGTCGCTGCTGCTCAATAAGTTTTCCCAGCTCGCGGGGGCGGTTTTTCTTTGCGTCGGCCTTTGCTGCCTCGGTTTTTTTTGCATTGGCAAGCTGCTGCAGTTCGGCTCGTTTCTCGTCGCTGATATGTTCTGATAGATTTGCCATAGTTACCATTTCTTATATTTTCCCGTTTGAGGTGCAGTGGCAGGCACAGCCTCGCCGGCAGCTGCTGCAGTGCGGCTGCGCGATGGCGATATGCGCTGGTCGGTAATTATCTCGTCTTCCCAGGCACGATTGCGTAAAAAGGTTGTGGGGTTCTTGCGGAACTGCTTATCAGGTTGTGCAGCCTTATACTGCGGAATGTATAGTATAATAGCTTCTCGGTCTTTCTTGCTGAGCTTAGCCCATAGTGCCTCGCTCTTGGTGCGGTCGCACTTTTTATCATAAAGGCTCCAGAAATCATCAAACGTAGGACCTTGTTGTTTTCTGTTTTTCGATGTTTTTTCGGTTTGCGCCTTATCTATTACATTATTCCTTTCGTTATTATCTCCTATATTATTCTCATACTCACGCTCATTTGAGTGCCCGCGCGCGTGAGTAGAGCGATTTTTTTCTGTACTTTTTTTGAGATTTTTTTCGGCTAATTTTTTGCCAATTTTCTTAGATGTTTTTTTATCATCGTTTTTATCATCGCCTTCAGTAATTTTTTCTGTCATTTCTTCGGGGCGGGTTATGGCACCTGTTGCGGGGTCGATTTCTGCGTTTTCGGGTGCATCGTTCTCCATAGCGTAACCATTATCGCGATACATACGGGGCTGGATAAGACGGTCGCCCTCTACACGCACGATGCCGAAAAAGAACAGTTCCTGCAGCGCCTTGAGTATGTCGGCACTCTTCCATTGGAATATGCGCGAGAAATACTTGGCAAAATATACCAAACGCCCTGATTCTGTGGGGCAGGCAAGGCATTGCTGTGTGAGCGAACGACGCCAGTTGTGATGCACTTCCCAGTCGTGCAGGGCCAGCGATCCTGGCATCGGCGGCTCGTTCAGTCGGTTAAGCAGTCGGAAGTAAAGTCCGCTTGCTGCCATCGACAGAGAGTTAATCTTAGGCGAGCCCTCAACGTCGCGGGTAAATAATCTTAAATATGGGTTATGTTTGCTACTCATAACTTTATGTTTTTATCTTTCATTTTTGCATCATCCTGATGCGCGTTTTGTGCAGAAACCTGTGCAGATTTTGAGATGTTTTTGATGATTGTTTTGCGTTTTAATCGTTGTTTTGCGTGCAGTTTTTAATGTTTTTGGGGCGATGTTTTTAATGTTTTTTGCGCGAAAAGTAAGGTAAAACCCGTGCTAAAATCACATCATTTTTATGCTAACTATACGCAAAAACATCGCGTTTTTTGCACACAATATGTTTCGATTTGATACAAAACTACCACTCATAACCTAACGGAAGCCAGTCTTTTGGAGGCTTAACCTCATGCACACGGCGATGAAGACGGTGCAGAATACGTCGTATATTCTGCGATGCGCGCTTACGAGCCGAATACTCGGGGTCGTCAGTCGGGCTGAAACGAATGATAGGATCATCAGGAATCATACATTAGTTGCTGCTAGTTGCCTAAGCTCTCAATAACGTTGCGTATTCCCACACGCTCATATTCTCGCCAGTTGTCGGTGCTGAAGCGGCGTGCTACGGTGGTTTTTGAGTGCATGCCGTATTGATACATCCATGCGCCAAACTCATTGCGCTTGCGCAGCTGCCCTAACATCTGCCAGAACTCGCCTGGTGCATTAAGGTCAATGCTCTGCTCGCCATCGGCGGTAGGATAGAACAAGCGATACTTATGCAGTTCTTCGCCTGTTTCGGGGTCGATAGTTGTTTCTATGCATCTTATCTCAAGTTCTATCTTATCCACCTGCTGCAGACGGCTAAGGTATTCCAACTTGCATTTCAGTATGCCGTCTATTTCCCACTGCTGGAAACCCTCCTTAAAGCAACGGTCGTAACTAAATGCCTCGCTGGCACCAAACTGCGCCATGTGCCGGTAGAGCTCTTTCTTCTCGGAGGGTAGTAAGTCGGCCACCTTGAGACGTCCGCCAGGACTGTAGATTTTTGAAAATACCACTTTGTTCATAAGTTCGTATTTTTTTTATTTATAGTTCTTTATGCTGCAAACTTAGTCAAAAAGTCAGTGCCACATAGGACACTGATTTCCTATTTACCATAATTTGTATTCATATATTTGTATCAAAAGATTGCTTAGATGTCGTTATTGGGGAACATCGGTGCAAATATAATCATTAATTTGTCAATTTGTTCATTTGGATTATTCTTTTAAGGTTTTTTATTATAGACTAAATCCTTACACCTTATCAATGAGCTGCTGGAGTTTTGGCGATACTTTTACGCCATGCACTCGGATATGAGCCGTCTCTTTCGGCATAAAAGTGTCGAGTGCGCTGGCGTAAACCCAGTAGCATTGATATATAGGTGTGTGCAGAGTTACAGCATGGCGGATAGACGAAACATTAAGCTCGAGAGTCACAGCTGCCTCCTTGATGGTTGCAAATCGAGCCACCTCCTTCATCGTGAATCTGTCGAGTATCACGAGTGGATCATCAATACCTTCTTGTCTTTTCATATATATAATACTTCATTTTTAAAAGAATACTTTTACAATAAAGAATATCACACAAACGGTGATAGTAATCATCTTGAGATAATAGAACACCCAAGCACCAGAGCCAATATAATCGGGCCATTCTTCAGGATAGGTGTACTTCTTCTCGTTGTCTTTGTCAAGCTCACACTCCTTGCGCTTACGTTCTTCTTTTAACATAAAGCGCCACGAAGTGATAGTCTGCCATAGTGCCTGCAGAACGCTGAGCAGCACATACAGACATGCAAACGCTGCGCATTCAGAGAAAGTGGTGTATGCATGACCGGAAATAAGCCCACCAGTCATCATTATTACAAACATCCAGGCCAATTCATCAGCTCTGTCGCCTGCCACCCCACTCTTTTCCTGATAGAAATTGTAGATTTTCTTCTTCGTCAAAAGATTTTTCTTTTCTTTCTTCACTTCCTTCTCTGTTTTCACTACCTTCTCTTCGGCAGTGCCTTCTGTTACTTTTCTGTTAGTCATAATTCTTAATTTTATAAAGTTAATAATTCTGGATTATCGTGTACGTTACCTATTATCTTATATAGACCCTGATAGTCGAAGATGCCGAGCTCAGTCAGTCGGGCGTAATCGTTCAGGAATGGATGCATATTAAGCAGCACACTCTTATACTCCTGTGATGTAGCAAGGGCAAACGATCCTTCATTGAAGACTACGACAAGGTCTCCTTTCTCGGACATTCCCTCAATATTCACAATGTCGCCCTCATAGATATCGCGTCCCATCGAGTCCTTAATACCAGTGTACTCGCCCAACGTTTCAGGAATGATATCTTTAAAATAGCCACCATTATTACGTTCACCAGGTTCGTCATTATAGATAGCTGGAACTTCCATAAGTCCTTTCGGGTTGCAATGTTCATCCTGCACGGGGACGTGATATGGTGCATAATAACCAAACACCCATCTACCATCCCTCTGCTGTCCTCTGAATTTAATTGTTCTTGATACTTTCATAATTATTTCTCCTTATTGTCTTGTTTCGTCTAAATATTTTGCCAAATTATCTGCTAATGTTACTCGGGGCTGTTCTGGTATGTAGGGCTGCTTTTCTATGCCTACAATCAGCGATGCAGTGAAGGTAACTATATGGTCTTTATCCTCATGCCTGCGTACACGTATCAGTTTGTTTTTCCTGATGTAGTCTAATAGACGGTTTTCTACTTCATGGTGCATCATTTTTTCGTAGTTTTCTAACTCACTCGGTTTAACACCCAGTAAGTCGAAATTTTGATTATGCTCCAGACGTTTAATCTCTATCTGCTCGCATTCCATCTCGTTAGGAGGAGTGGCGCAGGCAATCGTCTCGCGCAGATCTTTTACTATGCCGTAAATACTATCGGCATAGTTATGGCAACGGTAATCCTTGCGCATCTCGTTCTGGATATCCTCCAGCACATCTGCCAGATACTGAATCTTGGCATATTTCATTTGGTCAATCAATCCCATAAATAATCCTCCTTAATTAACAACTATAATATCTTGCTTCCCAGAAACCCTCGAAAGGTTTAGGATTTCCAACATCGTCGAAATCAATAAATACCGAACCGTCAGCCGTTCTTGCGGCCCAACCCCAATTAACCATCACGTATTTGTGGCGATTATCGCTAAATTGCATTGGATTCTTTGCCAGATTTATAGGCATATACTCATTCTTATGCAGATGCTTACCTATATTACGTAACTCCGCTTTGTATCTTTTTTCTTTTTCTGTCATTGCCTGGTGCTTCATACCCTTTTAAGATATTTATTCCTGCTCTTACTATAATCCCATCACTCTTCTCGCTGCTGCAATGTCGGTGCGCGGGCTTTCCATGAACTTCCGATACTGCCTGCAATGACCGCATGGGCGAAAAGCACGCATACGTTGCCAGATGTCGGCAAAATTGTCGGTATTGACATTTCCGGCGGATGGGCAAAGGCGGCTTTCTGACATGTGGACGTTGCCCTCGCAATCCACCGACGGCTTGCAGAACTGGCGGTGCATCATCATCGTGATACCAAACAACAGTGGGTCGGCTTTCTGTATAGCCATAAGGGTAGTGTTCAGACACGACATAAAGTACGGGTTCAACTCTGCCTCCTTTTGTGCATCGGTGTTTGTCTTTGCACGTCCGAGGTCTTGCATGAAGATGTGAGAGTCGGCATCGACAATCACTTTGTTGTACTTCTCGTATTCGTGCTTATGGCTCACCACATAGTCGTATTCCTTGTACCATTGCTTGTTGGTATATACCTGCATACCAAGATAACAACTCAGCCGGCTTACCCTCTCGATGCGCTGCCGTTTGCGCTCGTCCTTCAGCCACATACCGTTTGACACAATGGAGAAGTTGCAGCCAGTAGCCAACTGCATCCATTCGCACATTTCCGTGATATGCTCGTTCTCCGTCGGCTCGCCGCCAGACAGCACGAAATGACAGTTGCCTATATACGTGCCGAATTTCACGGTCTGCTTGAACGTGTCGAGCGTCATCATCAGTCCCGTTTCCTGTGCGTCCTCCATGCAGTGCGGACACATCATCGAGCATTTACTTGTAAGTTTTATCAACATATCGCCTTTGTTTTTAATCACAAATTATTTTTTCTGACCACGGATGGCACGGATTTAACGAATTATATTATCTCGCCATCCTCAGTACAAAGCCTTGATTTGATTTCACACGGCTTGTCGGTCTCATAGCTTGCGCCTTCAAGCCACATTACGTCGTACCAAGTCAGGCTCTGGTGTGACGCTTTCAGTACATCGACCGCTTCTTCTCGTTCGTTAGCAGCGACGTAAACAACATCGTAGATTCCGTCGCATCCGTTCAGTTCAATCGCAAATACTTTCATAATCCGTATAATCCGTGGTCGTTAAAACTTAGTATTCGGTTTCGTTGCCTTTGCTGTACTCGAAGACGTCGATAAATTTCGTTGCGTCGATGGCAGCGGCATCGTAGTCGATCATCGTACCGCTCATTACGTCCTCAATACCTTTGAAGGCTCCCTTCAAGTCGTGGGCCTGTACCAGATAGATAATGCGACTGCGTTTCTCTTTCTCGCTCTTCTCGTCGATGGTGATAAAGTCGAGCTTGGCCTTGAACCAGCGGTCGTCGTTGGCATCGTCGCTGAAGAAAATCTCTTTGTATGGAGCCTTCTTCACGTCTACCACCTCAAACACGCCACTGATGTACTGCGACATCTCCTCGGTGATGCGCTGCTCCGCCTCTGCAAACGACAGGGCATCGACCACGTACTGCTCCACGACTTGCTTCTGCAGCCCGTCCTCCATCACCTTCTCATACTTCACTTTGCACTCAAACCATTGTGCTGTTCTTGATCTCATAATTCTGTTGTTTTATTTAATTAATACTGTTATTTTGTGGCTCTTCGTCGGCCTTGATGATATAGGGGAAGATTCCCATGAAGTCGCTGCGACCGCCGCGAACCTCAAAGCGATAGGTCTTACCCTTTTCGAGAGTGCCAAACGCCGACGATGCAAACAGTCCGTCGGGCTGGATATTAAACACGCCTTTATCGGTTGACACTATATAGGTGTAAGTGGTTGAGAAATGATCCTTATCGCCGCTTACATTCTGCTGCTGGGTGATGTTTACCACCTTGGCAGTTACGTGGTCAACCTTCTCATACATGATATAGCCATAGGCTACTATACCTGCTATAAACAGAGCAAGGATGCATAGCGTGGGAAGTATCTTGCGGAAGAACTCCGCAAAATGCCTCTTATGAATATCGCGCATAGTGTTCATAAGCCGATGTTATTTTATGTTCCACATCTGATTAGTACCCTGTGCATTAAACAGCACGTCGATATTAGCACCCTGCTTGGTGGCAATGATATCCCACGCCTTGAGCTGAATAAACTGTGCTGCCGACAGATTCATCTCGTTCATGTAGGCTTTATCAGCAATAGCACGCTGCTTCTCAGCCTTTTCGCGTGCCAGTTGCACCTCGGCCTCACGCTCCTGTGTCTGCTTGGCCTGCACGGCCTTGGCGGTCTTGTTCATCTCCTCTAACTGGTCCTTATTGGGAATGGCCTTACCGATGACTACCTGTTTGATCTCGATAGGAAACTCTTTCTCCTTAGACAGGGCGGCTACAAAGTCGCGCATCTCCTTCAGTAGCCTAGTGTCAATCTCGTTAAGCACCTCGCGGTTCGACATCAAATCGAATGGGCTGTGCTGCGATACATAATCGCGCACACGGTTGCAGTAGTGGTTATAAATGTTTGTGTTGAACCAATCCAAACCATAGTTCTGCAGCAGCACAGGTGACTTGCCTGCCTTGATCTGAGTAATGATAACGGTATGGAAATCGAGCGGGGTGTTATCGTTCGACACCAAATCCTCCATATCCACCTGCTGTTTCTGCGGGATAATCTTAAACGTCTCGCTCGATGTGCTCCACCAGCACCATGTTAAACCAGTCTGTACGGGTTCCTGGTCAACACCGCCATGGCCAATGAACCATGGCTTATAGATAAGAACACTCTCCTCGCCAGCCTCGGGACGAACACCGTGGCACGATGATAACAATGCAATGCTTGCGATAGCTACTGCCAGAATCATTATTAATTTCTTCATAATTCTTTTGTTTTAAAGTTAATAATATTATCTGATTTTAATTCCGTCCATAAATCAGCCCTCCTTGTTATATTTCACTCCAAAGCACCAACGAAGCATACAGCGATTGAACCAGCCAATGCGTTTGAATACTGGAATGCGCGTCTTTGACTCTTCATGTTCTAAGTAGCCGATAGGTTTCGGTGGTGTCTGCACCATGTGACCATTCAAGTCGGATGCCTTGACACCCATCTGACTAATGGCTTTACCCAACTGTTTCATGTTCTCGACTATGCGCTCTGCAGCCGACGGTTTTTCGTTTACATGGTCAATCGCCGAGTGCACGGCTGTTAGCCTCGTGGTGATGTTCTCTGGCACATGATCTGTAAGCACATAGCGGTCGAAGTGGTCTTTGCGACGAACGAATATCTCCCTGTCGTCCAACTCAGATACGGGAGTATTGCTATCCGTCCGATTGACACAGGTGTCCAGGCACGAATAGCGGTCGTCCTCGGGGTCAAGGCCGTGCAGCTCCTTGTAGATGTTCACCTGCTGATGACCACCCTCGTAGTTGAACTCCATCAGCCATCCGCGCAACAGTCCGCGAAGGCAAGATTTGTGCGACTGTGGCATATCCTCGCTACTGGTGGTGTTGGTAAGCACGAGGTTAAAATAGCTTTCCTTCTCGTTAATTTCTACTTCCCAGCCGAGTGCCCTCAGTACGTCAACTGCAATCATGTAAATCAGTTTCATTGTCGTATTTCTTTTAAGTTATTTATTTCTGCGTTTTGTCACTCCTGTCAGGGGACTGTCCCCTTCTATGTTCAATACATCCTCCTGCCGGTCGAGCTCTTCGAGGGCGAGCATCTGACGTATGCAATCCATCTGCTGACGGGTTACAACGATTTCTGCTGATGCGTCGCCGTCAGAAGTGGTGCGGCCTACAAGTTTCAGTCCGCCATCGCGGAAAAGAATGCGACGGATATTCTTCAACAGCCGATTTGTCAGCAGATGGAGCAGCCATGCCTGCGTCTCGCTGATAGTAACGGCTTGCTGTCCGAACACTTCGACGCGCATTGGCAGCTTGTCTGGGAATAGCAGCGAGAGTGCCAGCATCTGTCCAGTGCGGCTGAACGCATTGAGCAGGATAATCGTCGCTTTCATCTGTGTGTGTCGCATTACGTTGTTCAGCCTGCGTTTCTTTTCTTTGCGAGGCAGACGGACGCGAGGATTAAACAGCCGCTTCATAATCTCGCTTGTCTTACTGTCTTCAAGGGTTATAGTGCCCGTGATTTTATAACCGCTCTTACTCTCTCTCGTCAGACCGCCGCCGTTGTCGGTCAGGTCTATCTTGTGAAATCCTGCATCAGGCAATGGTATTCCGCCGGCCATTTTCAAATCATCGGCTCTGCAGATATATACCGTTGAGCCTAAGCCTGCAGGTGCTTCGCCGCACTCATCCTTGTATGTCAGCATACCTGGTTTCAGTTCTTGTTTTGCCATAATCTTATTGCTTTTTACATTTTATTCTGATACCATATTATTTTTTCCTTCTTGCACATCACATACTGTCCTTCGTGTATGGCATAGGCAAGTATTGGGTCTTGATCGCACGATACATAGTGTACTACCTTGTAACCCTTGCGCTCTATTTCGGCTGTCACTGTCTCGCGATCGCAGTCGTGACAATATATTATCACTTCTGTGCCAGCAGGCCAGTTGGCTTGCTCTTTAATCCTTGCTAGTATCGCATCGTCAATCCATCGCAGATTATCTTTTATTCTGTCAGGGACCTGTCCCCTGGCATAGATGCCTGCGTATGTGCAGCATAGCTTGCCATCTTCGACTCTCATTCCGTAAAGGCAGTTGTCGCATGATTTACCCATTGTCAGTCCTCCTTGTTTTATCAAACATACCTGTTCCTGGATGCGCTCCCCAACTTGGGACATGATAAGGCCATCCACAATAGTCACAATCAGAACTGTTCTCCAGATAGTTCCCACATGACGGGCACCTTCTTTTCGTCTTTGTTATTTCTTTCATATCGCCTTGTTTGTATTTGTTGATAATTAGAGTGATTTCACAAATTCGTTGATGTTGTTAATCTCGTCTTCGGCGAGTTTGGCCACGAGGGCGTTAAAGGTGTCTTCCCTGATAACGGCCTCTTTGCTCTTAACACCGAGATTCACCGATATTTTAATCTCGGCACTGTTTGGATGGTTGCTCAGCAGATCATATACCTCTTGCAGCTTACGTCGCTTTTGCGCCATGCGCTCAGCTGTTTCTAATTTCTCTGGATTCATATTGTTTGTTGTTTTGTGATTGTTAGGAATGTCAGGGACCTGTCCCCTGGCATCTGTCATACCTTTTCTCCTTTCTGTGCTTTATTTAATTTTGGTGTTTGACCTACTCTCATTCTGTACATAATTCCATTTTCACTTGTAGTTTCAATAGGAACATCATTAAGTGCATCTACAACCCAATTCCATGATAGCATAATCATTCTATCAAGACAAGTTTCTCTTTTTGATGAGTTAAATTGATTTGCAATAAGCCTTAATGTATCTTCAATATCCCTTATTTGCCACTCTTCTAATTGTACCATATTTTATTCTCCTTTCTGTGCTTTAAGTCCAAGTTCTTCTAAAATATCATCAACACCTTGATTATAAGCATCCGATAGAGTCATTTCTGTTTCTTCAAATGTCTGCAACCCAGTCCAAAAACCCATCTTTAAAACACTTATACGTTGCTGTAATTTTGATGTCATTATTTGTGCTTTAAGTCCAAGTTCAAGGAAATGTTTGGCAAAATCAACAAAATCAATATCTTCATCGGTTGCTTTTACCGCTTCAAGATACGTACTAAGTTCTTTCTCCAAGTCCACCTCTTTCACTTCAAGGGTGTCGATGAAAGATAATAGACTTATAAGTGTTGATGCTCTAAGTCTATCAATGGGTGCATCTGAATTTTCAAACGCACTTAATATTCTTTTTATCTCCGCTACTAAAGCGTCTTTGTCTATTAAATGTGGCATAATTTATCTTTTTTGTTTTTCGTAATAACAACGGTTTACTGTTTCTTGTGAATTTTGTCGCCCTCCCCAGTTATCTTGACAACCATCACAAACCTCATTGTATATTGAATCTGTCGGTTTCATTTTTCTGTTTTTGCCAAAGGGGCATTTTGTTACCCTATTATCTGATTCAAATTCCATACCTGTTGGTATATGAAGTATTATTGTTTTTGCCATACCTTATTCTCCTTTCATATATTTTTTAAAATCCTCAATTAACTCTTGTTTCGCAACATGATGTGGTATTATTGTACCACCCACCCGTATTGCTACCACGTCATCAAGTTTGTAGTTCAGAAAGTTTACCACTTTATTCACAAAGGCATCAGTGCGGGTGTACTCGATGTCAAAACCATCAAATTGTTTTGTATAATAACCGAAGCTGAGTTTATCTCCAAAATCTTTAATATAAATCTTCTCTGGTACGTCCATAACTTAATTATTTTTATATACTACGACAGAATCAACAGGAATACTATCTCTATAAGTTATCTCAAGAGTAGTCTTACCTCGATAGACATCCAAAGCCGTTGGTTTGTTATTGCTTTTATATGGAGCTATAGCACAACACCAAATTATTATACCGACCACTATAAAAATAGTGGGTAAAGGATTTGTATTGTATCTTATGCCAACACCAACTCCAAGTATAATAAAGAAAACTCCGAATATGAGTATCATCGAACTGCCAAACATAACTTTAATCTTTTAGTTTCTTTAAATCTTCATAGAGAGATTCCAAATCTTTAGTATTCATACACACCCATTTTTCATCGGCTGTAGTAATAGCGCATTTAAGAGCTATCATCTGCTCTACACTCGGCTTCCACTGGGGCTGAAATTGTACTCTTTCTTTTAGGGATTTGAGAAAATCAATCTTTGCTCTATACAAATCTTTAGTAGTGTCACTTGCAGCATTATCATACAATCCTTCTAATGTATTTATAATGCCCTTAATTTTACTTTCATCCTCTTCACTCCACTCAGCAGGCTTCTGCTCAACAAGTTCATAATCGTCATCATAACTAATATGCAGTCCCCATCCTTTGCCATGATAGCACTCTCCAGATATACTTTCGATGGTGTATTCTGCCGTAGAACCTTTAGGGCGTATAACATCGCCAACTCTAAACTTTGGTATGATTACAACAGTCTTCTGCTCTGCTCGCTTTTCAATCCAAGCAATCCATTTGTTGAAATTATAGTTATTAGCAAGAATGGATGTAACCCCATTATTTGCTTTTGTAGCAAAGTCTATAATCTCTTTCCTTATCCTCTCGTCCTCGGACTCGATAAGTTCGGGGATTGCTTCTTCTATTTCTTTAGCGGCTCTATTATTTGTAGAAGCCCAGCTATCTCTCAAAGTTCTCAGCTTCTCAAGAATCTCTTCGTTTCTCTTTTTGTAATCCATATAACCTTATTCTACTTTAACGATATAAACTTTTACCTTATCACCTTCCTTAATATCAAAAGCAAGCTTATGCTGCATTGACGGATCGAGGTCTATCCAGGTGCCATCGTCCATCTGGGGATGTCAGGGACTGTCCCCTGGCATCTTTGTATTTGTTGATAATTAGAGTGATTTCACAAATTCGTTGATGTTGTTAATCTCGTTCTCTGCGAGTTGGGCCACGAGGGCGTTAAAGGTGTCTTCCCTGATAACGGCCTCTTTAGTCTTGCCAACGAGAGATACCGACACTTTAATCTCGGCACTGTTTGGATAGCTGCTCAGCAGATCGTACATCTCTTGCAGTTTGCGTCGCTTTTGCGCCATGCGCTCAGCTGTTTCTAATTTCTCTGGATTCATATTGTTTGTTGTTTTGTGATTGTTAGGAATGTCAGGGACCAGTCCCCTGGCATCTCGCCGAAAAATATATACTTTAACTTCATACGTTTAAAATTCCTTATCTTTTAATTTTCTAACCAGATTGCCAGCAAACCAGATGGCGTTGCTGGTAACGTTTTCGAGTTCGCTCATATCGGAGCTGATTTTGGGTGGTAACTTTTCTATAAGCGACTGCATGGCGGCTATCATTGCTTGCTCGTATATGCGTTCGTAGCGCATCTGTTCCTGCTTGGTGTAAACACGCATAAATTTGCTTTTAAGGTCCTTATCACTAACCAGGAATACGTGCGAATTAAACTCGTAATCACCATCGCTGTTTTTTGTGATGATATCGCCCTCCTTTAGTTCAAACTGCTTGCCACCAAAGGCAGTGAACACGCAGGGATTGCCTAAATAGTAAACGTACTGTTTCATATTGCCTGCTGCTTTTTGTTTTAAACTATCCTACTTCTATCTCGTATCTGATGCGGATGCCCCAGCGACGGGCGATGGCCTCGAAGCCTTTGCGGGTCAGTCCGTAGAATATCATATAACCTATCTCGCCCCATCGTTTAGCATAACCGTTACGCACAAGGTCCTCCCATTCGGGTATGCACTCGTTATAGCACGATCCGTTGCGGAAGGCTTTGTAGAGTCCGTCCTTTACCTTGTCGTGCTCGATGCCGATGCAATGCTCCATGCGCTCGTAGTGCTTCTCCTTTGGTATGAAGTCGGGTTCGCGCTCGTTCATGTCGAGCACTTGGAATGAGTGAACGTAGTCCTTTTCGGCATTGCGCTCTTCCATGTACTCCTTGACCTTCTCACGTTCATCGGGACCAAAGAACTTCATCGTGTCCATTTTGAAGTAACCGCAATGTCCGTGACCGACAAGGAATCCCATTGTATGATACGACTGCGACAGATGTGCGGCTGCGGGTTTCTGCGTGAGCATACTCAGCAGGTCGAAGTCTTGATTCAGCAGCCACAACAGCATCTTCGGGTGTTCCGTTATACTCTCTGACTTTGTACTGCGGCTGTACGGGTAGCGGTAGTCCACATGATATGAAAGCGCGTTGTAGTCGAAGAACATCACGGTCAGCGATTTCTCACCGTCGCTAATGCGCGTTTGTTCGTAGTCAATCACGATGGAGTTCTTGAACATGTTACGGTCGATATCCGTAATCGTAAAGTTACCCCAATAATCCTTGTGGCCGTAGCAGCCACTCATCTCTACTATCACTCGGAGCTCTTGGTCGGTGATGTCTCTCAGTTGTCTTTTTCCTGGTGTAAACATAAATATTTCTTCTTATTGTTTTTACTGATAATCTGATGACTCTTGTCGATGATGACGGTGCCAAAGCGAACGGCACAGAGCGTAATAGTCAACCCCAGCCAGTGCCAGAAGTCGCAGAAAAAGAACTCACACAGATACTTTGCTGTCTCCATAATCACTCCTCCATTTCTATTCTTATTTCTTGTTTAAAGTTGCCAGTGTTGACCATTGGCATCAGTACAAGCTGCATACCGTCGCATACCTCAAACCAGTTCATGCCGGTTTCGCTCTCGCCAACCCACGTCATCTGCTCAAAACCCATCAGGCGCAGGGCTTCTACAACCTTCCACACGCGGCGGGCATCGAAAAAAGTGCGGTGCATAATGAATACCGAACCCTCGGGCACCAGCATTCGGCCAGTCTTTATGGGAACATAATCCTCGCGTATGCCTGTGCCGTCGCATATCGGGCAGTTGCAATAGTGGTAGTATGTTTCGCCGTTTTCGGCGTTGTACTCAAACTCCACCTTTCCTTCGCCGAGGCACTCAGGACAGTCCTTATCCTTGCCATCTTCTGACACTTCCTCGGGCACTAACTCCAGCTGATTATAGGCATCGTCGATAGCCGCAAAGCTGATGGGGATGCTTATGGGCTTATATCCCTGATGGGGTATCTTCAGGCTGTCGGTCTCGTACTTGCAGCGCAGCAGCTTCTTATCCACTATCAGCAGCACGTAGCCGGTGGTGGCTATCACCTTGCCATCATACACGCTATTGATAAACGGGCGTGTCAACTGCTTACGAAAGTGTGTATCTTCCGAGCAGAACATCTGCAGGGCCTTTTTCTCGTTTTTGATTTTCATATCGCCTAATATTTTAAATATTTCTGAATCAATGCCTGCGGCGCGACTGCTTCTGCTGGCGGCGCTTAGTCTTCATTTTTGCGTTTCTCACTCTCACGCTTAATCAGGTCGAGTGTAAACATCGAACCTTCTTTGAAACCTTCCCATCTACCATGATAGTCAAAGAACAAGAAAGCGCATACCTGAATGAATACTTCCATTAGCTTCTCTGCCTTATAGATGTGAATGCTGAACGGATGCAGATGCATCTCAGTATTCATAATGAACAATAACAGCAGGGTTATCGAACCTACTATCAGTGCTATCTTCCCAAACATTGTCAATCTGTATCTCATAATCGTATTCCTTTTAATTATTTATCCGTATAACCCGTTTAATCCGTGGTCGTAAAATCTACAATCCCATCACGGCTCTGGCTGCTGTATAATTGATATTGGATTAACGCACCCTATTTGTTCCTTTGGAAAATTATAAAAATTCCTGTCGCATGCAGCAGCAACAGCCAAACCGCCAGAAGGCAAGGATTCTAGAAAGGATTGATGAAGGCGTTCTATCTCGGCAAGCGTTTTGACATTTTTGAAAAAGCAATTATACGCTTTTCGCTGCCACTTAGAGCGAGGGCGACAAGAACGCAAAGATCTTATTCCCTTCTTTAATTTTCTGGGTAGTCGTTTATATTTCGTCATAATTACTCCTCCTTATGTTTCGTTACGCCGCAGGTATCGGCCAGTAGGCGGATTTTTTCACAAAAGAAATCCACTTGATCAGCCATTTCGTGCAATGCCCAGTTAAGCTTTGAACGCTCTACGTTGCGGTCTATCATCTCAAAAAATTCCTCGCGCTGAAGTTTTGTCACGCAGCGTTCCTTAACCAGATAATTGGTTATTTCCTTAAATGTATCAGCCAGTAGAGTGATGGTTCCACGCAGGTAGTCAGGTGTTTTTGTCATACACCATGCACGGCGAGTTTCCTGCTGGCAGTCCTCCACACAAGTAGGCTGCCTTTTCTCCTCGCCAGGGAACGTATCAAAAATAAAAATCCCCGACAAATCGCGTCGTTTCAGTTCTTCTGTCATAACTACTCTCCTTAATATTCAATAGTAAACTCACGCTGGGTTTTGCTTTTAGCCTTGCCTGTAAAGCCGTGTGGCAGGTTTTCGCCAGCCAAAAGCATATAGCGATTTTTCTCCTCGTCGTGGAATGGTTGCACCCATACTGAGCGGCTATCAAACACAACATGTATGCCGTGTTCAATCAGAGGTGCGTCGGTAAGGCACTGTCTGCTTACCTCCTGGAGGAACTTCTCATTGAGTTTATTTCCTGCAGAGTAGCGCTTTGATGGTTTAAAGTAGTTATCGTCGCGCTTATCTCGGCGCATCACCTTGGGATCTATCTTATCCCAATCCTCTTTCTTAAAGCGCACCGCAGTAGGCAGAAATGTAGCTATCTCGCCCCACGCCCATCGGTAGCCGATACTTTCAGGTTCTACGCCTGTGGCCTCCTTAATAATGCGCTTGCCGTCTGCAAGATTTTTATCCATCTGTTCGGTCATCGCCTTTAATGTCTGCTCCAACTCGGAGCCTTTTTTTGCAACTAACTTTATCATATCACCTTTGATTATATGTTATACCATTTTTGTTTCTCTTGGTAGGTCACTGGCCTGTATTCGTGCAGGTCGGGCATAATGAGTTCCAACTTATCCCAAGCCTTTTCGATGTTGTTGTTTGCAGCAATGGCAAGGTTGCGCACATCTGTACGGACACGCTCGGTCATCTGTTCCCTGTCCATCGCTTTAAGCTGGCTCATACGCAGACCGTTGATGTCGCAAACGGGGTCGAACATGTCAGGCATGGCAAAGTTAAGGAAATCCCGAGCCACGTCCACGTCGCCGAACCTGCGCATCGCCCAAAGAATATAGGCATCGCGGTAGTGCCGCTCGGTGATGTGCTTGCAGTGATACCGCTTCTGTGTCAGGTGGAAACTGTAGTCCGCAAACTCCGTCGCTGCGATGTGCGCGAAGTCAGCAGTCGTGTATTGTCTGCGTGGTGTCATTGCTCAGTCCTTAATAATAATTTTATTTCCATCCATATCAACGGTGCGGGAAAGGATGCGGTTGTAAAATTCCCCTGTAGAACTACTACGCAAAAGCTCGCGTGTAGATTCTTTTAGATAAACTGTACGGCCTGCAGCTGATATAATCCATGTCAAGCGGTCAATCCACGTACAATTATTAAAGAGTTTATAATAATCCTTTTTCACACCTGAGCGTAGACCTATCTTATAATGGTCGCAACATTTAATTGACATGTTAATCATTGATTTTGCACTTTCCCAGTCGATGACAGGTTCGATGCTTGCCCAAGTCTTAAAACCTTGCTCTTTCAGGTCGCTCATAGCCCATATTCGAGAAAAGTTACTACTGGCATTCGGTTCCATATCGTCACGGCCTGTAAGAGTAAAACCGATAGATATCAAATCTTTATATGCATTATAGGCAAAGTTCTTTCTAAATTCCGTATAATTTATGAAATCAGCATTCTTCGTCAGCACTTTTACGGGGATATCGTAAAAAACACATATACCGATAGCCCATAATGTAAGATCAATGGTTTCTTTAATCATTGGGTCGGTGGTGAAAGAGAAAAACACACCTGTCTTTTTCAAGACCTCGCGATGTTTTTCTATCTCGCGACAGAATACCTCCAGAGCATTGTCTTCATCCTTGAAGCACTTTTTTAGCTGTACCACATTACCGCCCAGCTGCTTCGATGGCGCACCGCGTTTCAGATAGCAATACGAGCACTCATGCGGACAGCCTGTGTAGAAGTTGCATCCCACACGTCCATACTCGCGTGCCGCACCCTTTGGGGTGTAGAGAGCCTTGCCATTGATCTTTATTTCCTCCATTGTTACTCCTCCGTATTCTCTATTATCCCATACTTCTTACTATTTGCTGATATATCCACGCACTGAATATCCTGCAATTTTATGGTCTTCAGTATTTTCAGCAGATGTTCCAGTTCAAAGTTGCGATAGGCCGTCATGGCATAGGTGTGCGGATTGGAGTGATTGTAGCCGTAGCAGTCGATATACTGCTGGCAGGCACGTTTGGTAAGGAAGGCACCGGTTTGGCGGGATATCTCCGACTTTTTCTCTACATCAACTATCCGCACCTCGGGCATACCAAGTTTTTCGCGACAGAAAGTTATAACTTCGTCGATATCTGTTTTATTAACCTCGTTCCAGGCTTCTATATCCTCGTCTTCAACAAGGTACTCGCCTATATACGCCACGGCACCGTTGAGTGTTTCCATGCCACCATCACCAAGGTAAACACGCTCGTCGCCACAACCTTCTGGCACGCCCACCTCGCGGGTTTCCATCACTCCCCAATACACAGGGTCGGCATTGCCGTCGTTGGTCTGGGTATTAAGCTCATGCTGTAAGTCCTCCAGGAACTTAAAGTCCTCGTCTGAAATCTGAATAATTTTCATATCGCCTAATATTTTAAATGTTTCTGAATCAATGCCTGCGGCGCGACTGCTTCTGCTGGCGGCGCTTAGATTTCTTCTTTTTAGCGGCATTCTTGGACTCCTGATAGTTGTAATGCTTGTGGTTATAGATGGCACCGAATTTTCCATAGGAAGATATTGGGCGTGCGCTTTCGTCGGCCTCGCGCTTCATTCTTTCCTCATGCTCCTGGCGCTCCTCGTCAGTCCAGGGTTTAACCACGTGGCGATGGCCAATGGCATCAATATAAGTAATGTCGTAGCCGGTAAGATCGTACTTGTTACCCTCCTTATCGCCCACCTCGCCAAGTATCTTCAACAGTCGCTCGCCATCGTTACGAATGGCTTCCTCTATGTGCTTGGGCCGACCGAAGTCGGATGATGAGTCGTAGAGTGTTATGCGGTGGTTCTCGCCATCCACACCCCAGAAACCACCACCATCGCATCGCTGGTTGTAGATTTCATCCTGCGAAAGCAGTGAGCGGTGCATATCGGTATATCGGGCGCGGAAGCAGTAGCTGCCACGGTTCTTTACGATAACATACTTGGGCTCAAGTTCGCGGCGAATAAACTCCTCCTCTTCTTCACAGTTAGGCTTTTCGCGATGCGTAGGGTCAGCCATCAGCCCCTTAAACTTCTCTTCCAACCCATCGCCCTGATGTGCCGAAAGCATTTCTCTTAGTTGGTCGTAATTTCTGTCTTGCATAATCACTTCTTCTTATTAAATACTCGTGCCCAGAAACCGCGACATTCCAGAGCCATTAGGCGGCGGCTTAGGGTGGTTTTCTCGTCGGCCAGTTCGGTGGCTACTTTAGTCAGGCGCTCTATCTCCTTCTGAGCATCGGCCAGCACCTTATCCTTGCTAAATATTTCGAGGGTGTTACGCTCGCGCAGCATCTCGTATTCCGACTCCCAGCCCTTTGGTGCCTTGCGCCAACACTGGGTGATGTATCGCACCATGTAGCCGCGCTCGTCGGCTTTGGCTGCAATCTCCTCCATCAACTGCTGCTTATCTTTCTGATCCTGCACCAGCTGCTCGTACTCTTCGATAGGCAATGTTACTGTTTTCATACGCTTAATTCATTTATCTTTAACTCTTGGCATGGCGCTTGCGCCGTATTTATCGCACAGCGCACGTATGCGACTGTTTTTCTTTACGTGCTGTACCATTCGGCTCCAGATAGTGTGCATCTCAGTTTCTCTTGGTAGCGGTCGGCGTCCGTGCTGGGCGGTAAATGCCTCCATCATCTTTATCTTATCATCAAGTGATATGGTTTTTTCGTCGTATTTCTCGCGCAGGGCTATCACTCGGGCGTCGGCTTTGTGATGCCACACCATATATCGCCAGATGGCGTATTCTTTCTTCTCGCTCGTGTTTGGGCGACGACCATGCTTAGCAGTAAACTCCTGCATTGCTTCTATCTTCTCGTCGGTGGTCAGCGTCTTGGGACCGTACTTCTGGCGCATGGCTATCACTCGTGGATCATCTTTGCCAGGGTCGAGCATATCGTGCCATACGCGATACATCTCTTTTTCGCCAGGCATAGGCTTGCGACCGTAGCGGGCTGTAAACTGCATCATGGTTTCTACGTGCTCCTCCTGAGTCATCTTGGTGGGCATGTATTTTTCGCGCATGGCTTTTACACGCGGGTCGCCTTTGTCCTCGGATGTCATCGTGCCCCAGATGGCGTACATCTCCTTTTCGCTCCACAGTGGCTTGCGATGGTGCTTGGCGGTAAACTCCTGCATCATCTGTATTTTGACCTCCTGCGACAGCACCTTGCGCCCGTATCGCTCCAACAGGGCTTGCACCTCGGGGCGGTCGGCATACTTGCGCAGCTTTATGTAGTTCAAGCGTATCTCTCTGTCGGCCTTCTTGCCGGGGAAATGGCCGTGCTCCTCGCAGTAGGCAGTAACCTGTGCCAGGCACTCCTCGAATGATACGTAGGTGTGCATGGCGGGTGCAAACTCCTTCATTAGTCGGTTGATGGATAGCGTATAGTCGTGTACTTCAAATTTGCGGGGCTGGCGACCTTCAATCTCAGCCTGTGGCACCTCGATGGCGTTAAACTCGTCCTGCAGACACTTGATGGCATTGGTAGTAGTGATGTTATCTACCATATCAAGCACAAGCGGCTTCTGCGTGTTAGCAGCGGTAAGGCATCGGCCCATCTGCTGCATATAGATAATGCGGCTGGCAGTGGTGCGCAGCATCAGCACAGCGTTCACATTGGGCACGTGTATGCCCTCATTCAGCATGTTTACACTAAACATCAGTTGCAGGCCGTCGCCATCATTCTGCTCAAAGCGTTCCATCTGCTCGCGCTGTTCGCGGTCGGTAAGGTTAGAGTGCATCAGGCATATTCCCTGTACCTTAAACCCAGCCTGTATAAACCATCCTACCACGTCGTGCTGCATCTGGTCGATACTCTCTATGCCACCACAGAACACGATTACGCGGCGTGCATCGCGGTCAAGGTGCTTTTTCAGGATGGATGGCATACCATACGACATCTCCCAGTGCAGGCGTGCATTGCTCAGACGGAAGATGCGGTCGCGCTTATCTTCGTCGGTCAGTGTGCGATTGCGGTTGATACGATCGGTGGCTTCGGCGATGATTTTATCCCAGCGGAACAATCCGCTCACGTAGCGCGGTATGGGCAGTATGTTGCGGTTCCATGCCTCGGCTATCGACATCTGGCTGGCTATGTTTCCGCAGAAAAGCTCATCGGCCATATCGCGGTTGTCGTCCAACCAGCGCACAGGTGTAGCAGTAGTGCCCAGCACCTTGGCCTGCGGATTGAGTGCCAATAGGCGGTCGATAGCAGCGCCCCACTCGGGAGCACCTGCACGGTGAAACTCGTCAAGACATATCAAATCATAATCAGTGCGTGGATTTTCGGTGTGTAGCAGCAGCGCATAGGTCATATATTCTATGCCACGTTTGCGCCACTTCAATACGTCGGCTACCTGGTCGAGCACAAATGTATTAGGCCCAAGCACCAGCACCTGCTTGTAGCCCTCGCTTACGGCGGCTATCAGGTAGCTTTTGCCAGTGCCTGTTGGGTGTACCACACAGGTACGGTCGGCGCTCTTCAGTGCCTCTATTACCTTGCGGTAAGCCATTTTGTTGTGTTCTAACAGTGATGTTCGCATGTTGTTTTTTTATTCCTCCCTTTTTTCGATTATGTCAATTTTGATGCAGCAGGGCTGCGAGTTGAACCAGCTGGCCATCAGCAGGGCTATCTCGTCCTGATGCAGGCGGTGGGTTCGCGCCATGTGCGCTACCATCTTGTCGATGTCGGCAAACACGGCTGCCTGGTGCTCGGGTTTAAAGCCCTTCAGGCGCTTCTGTATCAGCTCTTGTAATGCTTCGTCTCTGTTCATCGCCTCAGTCCTCCTCCTCTTGGTTTTTCAAAAATTCTTTCAGCTCGTCTACTATTTCGATGGTACCGAAGTGGCGATTGTAGCGGGCGCGGCCCACATTACGGCAGTACTGACTGTTGCGGGCGTTAAGCAGCTCGCAGGGAGAGTTAGTGCCATCCTCGTCGCATTGCCATCGCAGAGCGCACATTTCGCAGGGCGAGTATATACCGCCGTTAGGTTTTTTGCGGATTCCATCATCAAGGCAGTATGCCTCGCCAGCCTGGATTATTATGTTCAGCGGGTCGTAGTCGTCGGGCTCTGTGTCGCGCTCGCCGCCAGGGCGTGCAAAGTCCACTCCCTCCACCATCTCGCCATGCAACATCTGTTTCATATCCTTTACATCCTGCACGGCATCTTTGAAATATACCTGGCCTATGCGCGTTTTGATAGCGAGTACCAACTTGCGGACATCAAAGTCACTGCTTATCATCATACACCCCTTCGAGTATATACCTATGCGCAGTAGCTGCTGCATTATCTCTTTTACGTTGTCAGCATAAGGGCTTATAACCTCGTCGATGGTATGGCCGGTGGTGTTATTAAACACCTGGTCGTATTCCGCTGCCCTGCGCACCACTCCTGGAAAAGCACCATTCTTTACTATTACCTTGCAGAAATCCTCGATATACCACATAGCCTTATTCAGGTCTTCCACCTCCTTCTCGGCATCCTCCTTACCCAGCTCGGGTTTCAATCCTGCACGCCATACATACTTCAGCGCATTGGCTATGTCGCAAGTGTAGTGACGTATAATGTCAATACACTCGATACCCGCCGGATGCTGGTTGTAATGCTTGGGATGATTTACTTGCTCCATAATCAGTCGTTCAGAAATGCGTCGTAACTTTTGCTATGTACCACCTGGCATCGCACCGTTTTTTGCAGCAGGCTCTCAACAAGTAAGCATATCTCGCTTACACCAGCACGATGCAGATCAGGATTGGCGATTGTAACAACCAGACTGTTGTTGCACTTACCATTCACCATATCGGCGATGTTCTCGCGGACGATGTTGAACGATGTAAACAGGCAACCTTGCAGCCTTGCAAACACCCTCTGCAGCAGGTCGGGCCATGCTCCATGGAAAGCTATCTGCACGCTGCCATCGTCGGTTGGTACCACCGAGTAAGCTATACGCCACACGCAGTTGCGCAGCCACTTGTTCTTGTTCAGCCCCTTGTAAAGCTTATGACACATATTATATATATTTATAGTTCTATTGTAATCTTTCGGTTCTTGAGAGAAGGACGTTTCTCATACACAAATTTAAAAACATCCTTAATTGATAACTTAGACATCGGATTAAACGGCATCCGCATGGTGCAAATAAACCTGTCGGTATTTCTGTCGGCCACGTCAAATATCAGTAATCCGCCATTGGGGGGGGTAAATCGTGCCTGTGCCATATTATTCTTCGGTTGTTTCCTTCTGGCGCCATTTACGCTTAGCCATAAAATACGCTATCTCGCATACGCAGTACACTGCACACCCCGATACCAGGAGCCATGCCCATGCCGGCACAACCACCTGCTGAGTCAAAAAGTCGCTCATTGTTTACTGTTTTTCGTTGTCAAGTGCTGCTCAACCATAGTGTAGATATCGCCCACGGTAGCGTTACCTATCGCGTCGATCTTGTCGTCAGAGATATAGATGTCAAATTCCTTCTCGATCTCGATTGAAATCTCAATCGCGTCGAGCGAGTCAATAGCCAGATCGTCGGCGAGTTTCTGTTCGGGCTTCAGCTCTATATTAGTGCCGCCCAGCTTCGGGAGGATTATCTCATTCACCTTCTGCTCAATGTCCTCGCGAGTATAAACAATTTCATTCATAATACTTATATTTGTAATAAATCAGTTATCGGTACTTTAGTAAATTCCACTAAGTTTGTTAATCTTTATTTATTTTCACTCGTTTCTATCTAAAATTCGGGGGAAAAGCCGTAACTTTGGTGCGGTTTTTATGATAGTTACCTACGGCTGTTTGGCCTTATTTGTGCAGTTTTGGGTCAGCAGCGGCTTTTCAAGCCCGAATAGAATAGATTGCGATATTTCATTCTTGAGGGCAAAAATACAAATAATAATTCAGAATCGTTCAGAAACGTTCTGAAGTTTATACTAATTTAACAGAATTATACATAAAGTATGATTAGATTATGAAGGTTCGTAAAGAAATTATCGACCGTAAGCGTAACGATAACTTCGCCGCTGCCCTCGATCATCTCAAGCGGCAAGGCATCGTCTCGTCGCAGGTAGAGCTGGCCAAACTGATTGGTGTTAGCAAAGACACCATTACTAACATCCTGCACTACTACACTCCGGTTACTGAAGATGTAATCACCAAACTGCAGACTGCAACTAACAACCTGTTCAATCTGCAGTGGCTGCGAGGCATTAGCGATGTGATGCTGAGTCAGGAGGCCACCCCAGCGAGCCACCCCAGCGCTGACGGCCTCGATATGTCGAGTGTCATAGATACCATCGTTGCCGCAAAGGATTGCGAGATAGCTGCCCTGCAACGCGAGATGGCCACAAAGGATAAGCTTATCGCCTCTATGGAGCGCGAGCTCGCCCTGTTGCGCGCACAGCAAAGCGGCAACAGTAAACCAGAAAACACCTATCCCGACGACTACCCCTACTCCATTGGCGTGGCCGAACCAAACAGATAAACAAATGTTATGAGTAATAAAAAACGCATACGTTTCAACTCCCAGTTGCTTGAACGCCTTGCCGGAAAGAATGCTCCTGATGGCGCAAAGACCAAGGTTCTCCTGGCTATGAATGCCGATCGCCGCCGCCGTTTTGCTCTTAGCGGCACTATCGACCAGGGCGAGATACGTTATAAGACACTCGACCGATGGATAGCCGGAGGCGAGCGCATCCCGTCCTTCCTCGATGCCATCATCAGCTACTGTAATAACAATACCGATGGCATCACCCTGGGCGACTTCTTTGTGTATGACGACGGCACCCCAGCACAGCTCGCTATCGGTCAGTCCACTGCCGATCCGCTCGGCAAGCTCACCTCAAAAATAGAGTTGCTGCTGGAACAAGTGCATACCCAGCAGCAACAGATTGAAAAATTACAAAAAAATTTATTAAAGTAAGGTCTTGTTTAGCTATTATATTTCTCGGCAAGCATAGCCTCAGTTTTCTTCTTCTGATATAACTCGGGAGTGATGGACTCCAGCGCCAGACTTTCGCACTCCCTGTCTATACCTATATAATAACGTCCGCCGTAGTTAAAGAATGTGGGCGTTCCAGCCTCCTGCTTCTGCTCCTTCTTGTCGGCCTCGCCTTTGGCGCCCAGCATGGCATACAGGCGCACCACCGATACCACCGGCAGGTTTATCCTCTGTCGCTCTGCCTCTATCGCCTTGCGCAGCGTCCACGGCATACTCTTCTCGCTGCGCTTGTTACGCTTACCGGTCTTCGATAAGTCGAGTGCTGCGTGGCCTTCGGCTTCCTCTCCACCATAAAACTCCAAGTACTTTATAAACGCATACTTCTGCATCGTTTCGTTCACCAGACGCTTGTTGGCCTCGGTGTCATCGCCCAGGTCTATGTGCGCCATCTCGGCCCACTCGCCTGTGGTGTGCATCAGCTGCACCTCCTGCCATCGGCACCACTTCTTGTCATATATGCGGTGCGCAGTGTTACTCGGCACAAAACCTCGGCGTGGCACAATTATCACATCCGTGCGCTGCAGGCAGTTGGGTTGCCACACCTTCTCGCCGTTCACCTCGCCGCACTCCTTCCATATCAGCGGGTTCACATCCTGTTCTGCCGGAAAGCTCACGTAGGCCACACTGCCGGCAAAAAAGTTAGGATCCTGATAATAGGCAGCACCCTCGCCCCCGAATTTCATTGCCCATCGCTCGGCAGCTTCGTCGGCCTTGATGCAGTCGTGCCAGAATTTCCGCATGGCATTTCCAAGTTTCCCTTCTTCGTCAAAACGATAATAGTACTTGTTCATAAGTTTGTTATTTTTAGGTTTTCAGCGGGCAAATATAATAAAATATTTTTATAGCCGTATCAAATTATATTCTTTTTTAATATTCTTTTTAATATCCGCCAACCCACAAACAGTAATATGGCTATCAGTGCAATATTACCCATCCATAAGCGAAAGTTCTGCCACCCTGATAGCTGCTTCTCCACTTTTTTCTCTACGGGATATGGCACAGGCACAGAGTCGGTCTTACTCTTGTAGATGGTGTCACGCACCGCCTTCTCCACATACTTTGTGTGCCACCTCTCCACCTCTACCGTATCGCCCTTTACTTTCACTATGGTGCTGTCGTGCAGCCATATAGAGTCGCGCTGCAGTTTAGTAATCTTCAGCGTGTCGGTTCTCACCCGCTCCACCACCCTTGTGGTAGTACAGCTGGTAAATATCAACGCCATTATTAAAATGACACAAATCCAGAACCCTGCCAAACACACCGCCGCACCAATGGCCGGCCAGTTCCATTTCTTTTTCTTCTGATTGTCGTAGAAACTCATAACTTTGTCTGCTTTTAGTTCATTCTGCAGACAAAGTTACTAAGTTTTCCAAAAAAAGGTAGGACACGATTCTACATCGCCGCCCTACCCTAATATACGATAATTAATTTTAGTTCCCTTTCCGAAGTGTTTGAAAACGAAGTGTGCAAAGTATTCTAACACTCTGTCGCTCTCCAACCATTGATACAGCTGATGGTCGGGAACCGATAAAGTAAGTGTCTTGTCGGCACTGTTAAATTCGTTAAAGCCTATACTGCGGAATCGGTTCTTCACTGCTTCATCCTCTATCTTCACCAGAATATCTTCCAAGCAGGCATCCCATACCTTGCAGTATTCGTCGATAAAAAGTTCCTGCTGCACAGGAGCATCCACCTCGTCGGGCAGTTTTGCATGGTTCACCACCACGTTATAAGCCGTGCCCAGGTCAGTGCGCTGCATAAAGAAGTCGATATATTCAGGCTCGCCACGCTTGCGTGCTCCAGGATAAACCAGCTTGTAGTCAAACTTAATATCCGAGTGGTCGTCGGCAGCCATACGGTCAAGATCCTCTTTTACCGCATCCAGAATCTTTGCACGGAAGTGGGCAAACTTGGGGTACGGTATCACCATCTCGCCCGATGCATCATCCTTGTATGGCACCAGTCCTAAGTACTCCCTTATCTCCTGCACCGTAAATCTGGCAGTCATCTTTCCCTTACCCACCTCGCGCATCAGCAGCAGGTATAGTCGTGGAGTGGTTCGTTTTGAGCTGTAACGCGCTATCAGCTTGTAGTGGTTAATATATCCCGCACTCATGTCGAAAGCCCACTCAGCCACGCGGTGATTAATTGTCACGTCTATATATCCGTAGTGTCGCGCACTGATAGCCGTTTCCTCAAGTCCGTCGTCACCCTCGGTCTTATATTTGTAGAAGTCGCCCGTTTCCTTCACGCGGAACTCCTCAAACACAGGTGTGAAGGCAGTCTCGCCCGTAGGTATTCCGTTCTCGTCTATCACGGGGTGTTCCACCAGCACGTTCATCTCCTCAATGGCATCGCGCACCACCTTATAGTTGTTGGGCTGCACACCAAGATCGGCCAGGTATATGCGGAACGATGGTATGCCGTTCTTCAGCAGATGCTCTGTAAAAAGCGATTTCGGGCGCTTCTTACTCTTATCCAGATGCAGGTTATAAAAGTCCTTTATATACGTCTGCAAGTGGTCCGAAACCATCAGCAGGGCATTCTGCTGTATCAGCGATGCCTTACTGCTCAGCTTGGTGTAGGCAAATGGTGTCTTTATCCATGAGTTCTGTGCCACCAGTTCGCGCATCTGCTGCAACTTCTCTTTCTTATTGTTGTTGTTAGTCATTGCTATATATTATAATATGTGCTTAAACTCTAAACTTGTTAACCTCGCTTGTGGTTTACAACTCTAAACTTAGGTTTCCTAAACTCTAAATCTGTTCACCTTTTCGCGTCGCAATCGCCCATTTTCCGTACTTTTTCAGATTTCTAAAGATAATATAAATATTTAAAATACTCTTTTTTTTAGAACGATTAAAAATCGTGTTGTTTATTTTATTTTATCTTACAAAAATCCATTTTCCTTATTTTATGCGGGTTTGCGAGCTATTTTGGTTGCCGTTTTTAGAGTATTAGGTTGCCAACTTTAGAGTATAAGTAACCTTCTTACCTAACCATAAGTTACCTGATTTAGAGTTATGGTGACTTTTACTCATTTTTACCCGTTGACTGATCCACATACTCTTTTATTATCAGTGGCACCACATCCTTTATTTTCTCCCCCTTCTGGGCACAAAGAATCTTCAGTTTGGTGTGCAGCGATATCGGCAGAGCTATGTTTATGTTCTTAGTGGGTTCGCCTGGTGCTATCTGCGCCACGGCAGGTATATCCTGCGCAATAGGTTCCTGAGCGGGTTCAGGTGCCGGTTCTTGGCCCTGCTCTTCCATGAGCTCAAACTTCTTTATCATTTTTTCTTCTGTCTGCTTAACTATAGGTGAACTATCTAGAAAGTTTAATATACTCTTTCCACCAGCAGTTTCTTTCGTGTTTGCCATAACAAAAATATTTTTATTAGTTAAATAGTTTTATTAATTAAATAGTTCTTTAACCAGGGCATCGTAGTCGTTAGCCACGGTGCTCCATTGCTTATACTGATAGATATCCTTACCCGAAGTCTGTGCCTCGTTCATCTTCACACTGCGGTGTATCATAGTGCTGCATACGTAGTCGCCATACGATCTGCGCAGATACTCTATAAACTCGCGCACTATCTTTGGCCTTGCGTCCACCATCGTAGGCAGCAGTCCGCGCAGCTTCAAGTTGGGGTTCAACTCTCCCTGCACCTCCTTTAGGGCAATTATAATATTACCAAGTCCGTTCACACTCAGTCCTTCCATCTGTACTGGTACCAGCAGTCCGGTGGCCACACACATTGCGTTAAAGGTTGATTGCGATAGAGCAGGCGGACAGTCAATAAGTATGTAGTCAAAGCTACTCAGCATATCGGTCAGTCCGTCATCAGTATGGTCATCTATACCCTGCATAAAGCATTTTGCCAAAACACGCTTAGGGTTCATCTGTCGGAACAGATCAGAGTCCACCTCCTGCAAATCGCTCGATGCAGGTGCAAGATACACTCCCTCGCGCTTTGTTTTGTAAACAGGCACTTTGCCGCCCTTGCGTAGCGCATCGTAGATTGTGGGGTGTTGTAAGTACTGATTTTCGTCGAAACCAGCAAGTATGCTTAAATGGCATTGCGGGTCAAGGTCTATAACCAGTACCCGCTGTTTATGATTCTGGCGCACAATGGCTGCAGCCAGATTCTGTACGGTGGTAGTCTTACCTACCCCACCCTTGTTGTTGACAATAGCCAACACTTCTTTCAGTCTTGTTTCCATAATCTTTAGTAAATTTCATTTTTTAATGGTGCAAATATAACCATTTTGTAAATATGTAGATATTTATATACCTATTTATTTTATTTATTTAACTAAATTATTTATATTTCTAACTATTTCTCTAACTATTTTGCTATATATTTCCCTAATTACCTAAATATATTATAATATACATAAGTATATATTTAACTAAATAAATAACTAACTATTTTAATAAGTAAAATAATAAAAATAGTTTTCTTATTTAATCAATCCGCCAACCAGAAGTCCTGCTGCTGCCATACCAAACAATCCGAGAGTATTGATGGCCACCAGAGCCACCACAGCTGCTGCAGCACCAAATGCCACCTTCTTCCACGCCGCGCCGTTTTCTTCCACCTCGTCTGTTCTGGCGTCCACAATTTCCTGTATCTCATTGCAGGGCGCAGTGTGTGGAGCATTTTCAGTTGTCAAATTTCCTTTTACAACTTGTGTAGCAGTCTGCGCTGCTACCACCTCGCCACTCAGCAGTGCTTTATCCTTATCAAACAACGATATCCAGCTGCCATCCTCCAAACGTGTGATTTTACACATAGGCTCTAAAGCGGGTATAGCATCGCCTTTGCGCAGTCCACGTCGCCAATAGTTTCCTGCTTTGGTCCATACTTCAAGCAGGGCAGGGTGGGGGCTGCGTCTGTTTGGATATAGGTTGGCATCGCCACCAGGCTTCATGTCGCCTATCACCGCGTCCCACATTCTGCGCAGGTTCTCGCGTGTCTCGCTGAACTCAGCATTATCAGCATACTTCTGATAAACGCTCTCCAGATACTCGTCAACGTTAAATGGGTGTGCCTGAGCGTAGCTGCTTGTCATGCGGTCCACATAGAGAAGCTTTCCCGTGTGTGGATCAAGCTTCTCAATGTTCACCTTAAAGTTAATAAATGCTCCTGGTGCCATCTCTTGAGTCTGTCCGACTGCTTCTTTGTTGTTATCAGTCCCAGCCTTGCTCTTACATTCCAAATTTTTGTTTTGTTGCATTTTTGCTTAAAGTCAATTTCTTGAATGTTTGGATCTTGTTTCATAATGCCGATGAATTTAAATTATTAATAACATCAGCAAAAATAATATTTCTCTCTGGTAGAGTGTGGACACGTTTGCTCTAAACCTTATTATCGCGTTTAATCAGCGTGTCTATGTATTCGCTCTTGTTGTGCTGCTTGTCGAGCAGGGCTTTTGCCTGGGCGCTGATGCGCACGGTAATAGCTATCTTGCGGTCGGTCTCAGGTCTGCGTCCTCCGCGATCACCCCCACGTCCTTTGTACTTCTTCTCTTCCATAATCTTTTTATTTTTCTTTTATTTCTTTTACACTAACACTCTTACTTCTTATGATGACTTTATCAAGTTTGGTTTCTACTTCACAATCTGTTGCATCAACAACTAACAGATGCCCTTTCGATGCTTTTATTATAGCAGAGCAACCAAAAATCTCTGCCAAACATTCTTTCAATTTATAAATTTTCATAATTTAGTGATATTTTAGTGAATTTTTAGTGAATTTATTTCACCTTTGCAACCAAGATTACACGCTGGGCGTTGGTGTCGATGGTATCGCCCACCTTGATATAATCGCCGTCGGTGTGGTCGTACCAATGCTCTAACTCGTGAAACTCGCCCTGCTCAAGACGGAAATACCTGTTGTGACTGTCGTCGCCGCTGATATGCTCGCCATCGGTCTCAATACTGAATCCCATGCCGTCGCTCCAGTCTAGATGGTCGTAATGACGACTGCACTCGCACTCGCTAACATAGTCGTAGTCTACTTCGTTCTCGATGGTGTTCGTAGCCTGATCAAGGATATCCATCAAACTGTCGTTCATGTCAACCTCCATTCCGAAATCGGTAACGGCGCGGTCGATAATGTTCAATGTTCTTTTCATAATCTTTAATTTTCAAATTAGTAAATTTCATTTCTTTTCTCTGATGCAAAGGTACGAAGAATTTTGTTTCGATGCAAGCATTTAGCAAAGAAATATTTCTTTTTTTCAGTCGAAAAGACGAAAAAATAAATTATTTCATTTAGCAATGCCCCATTTTGCTAAATGCAATATAGCAAAATTTGTGTCCGCGCTGCAAAAAACAAATGTATTATCTTTGCACCAGAAACAAATCTCTGAAACTATGGGTATTATTGATAGATGGAAACAACGCCGCGAACAACGTCGCAAACTAAAAGAGCTTTCGCGCTACGCCTCAATGTTCCGCACCATTCAGAAGTTATGTATGGGCGGTATGCTGCATTGGGACTCCACCACGCGCCGCATGTTCATTGAGCAGCCACTGGCCGTGGTTATGATGCGCAATGCCGACTCCTGGCACAACTTCGTCCAGAATCTCTATCTCTATACCTATTACATGCAGTCGCAGCAGGCATGGAACGATTTCATGCTACGCGAGGAACTTGCAGCCGTGCGTCACGCCACTGCCGGCACACTCAAGCTTACCCGCGAGGATATTCAGCGCATACGCACTGCCCGCCGCACTGAGATAGCCCAGTCAGATATGGAGGCACCAAAGGTAGAAGGCTTCGAGTTCTTCATCGTTCGAGCCACGGCCACCACCACCGACGACAAAGCATCGCTGATAGCCGTGGGCTACTTCGATCCCGAGGCCGACACCGTAGAAATAGCCCCATGGGCCGAGGTCGCCCCGTTACTTAACGGCGATTAACCCCCCTGTCATGTCAACTACCCCCTGTCATGTCGAGCGTAGTCGAGACATCTCATGAAAGATTAGTTTTTTCATACATAGTAATATTTATAGTTTAGTTTTTAGTTATTAAGTCTATTTTGGTGAATAAATTGTTGTAAATAAAACAGATTAGGTACACAATTAGTTGTTTAAGTTAGAAGAGTCTAATTTATTTTCAATTTGGTGAATTTCATTTTTAAAAAGGGAGTCCGATGTGATATCGCACTCCCTTTTTCTTTTCTATCATCCCTTATACTTTCTTTTTCCTTGTAGATCGTTTCTGTTTCGGCTCTGGCTCAGGGCTACCCTGCGCCTCGTCGAATGTCGGCTTCGGCTCCTCCTTCGCCTTCGCTATTTCCACCCTGTGCATCCTGTGCCTGGCATCAATGGCACTTATAAGGTCAGTCAGCTCCATAGTGCCTTTGCCATGCACCACGGCATACACCTTCAGTCCCGCTTCAGGCTGGCTCAGCATCCGTCCGCTAATCATCATCGCCCCCTCGTTGCCAATCATCAGCAGCAGCTCTTCTGTCTGGGTGCCGTCCACTGCAAGGCTCACTCGGTCGGTCAGCCCCTCCAGCTCAGTGGCCACCATGTCGGCGCACGGCTCAGCCGTAGTCAGCTGCAGGCGAGTGGTCCATCCTCGGTTCATCCACTGTCGCACCCATCGCAGCATCTGCACGTCCACTCGTCGCACCAGCAGCGTCATCTGGTGGTTAGTCCCTGCCTTATAACTCAGCGCGCGAAACCAGTGGTCCAGTGTCACGTCGCCATTAGTCCACATCGCCGTTCTGCGGCCATATTCTGTCATCACCGCCGGTGCCTGCCGCTCGCAGCAGCACGGCTCAATCATTGTACTTGCACTCATATCTTTCTGTATTCGTTTTTAGCATCAAAACTCGGGCACTCTTTGCCCTTGCGGTCGTAGTCACGATGGCCCACTATTCGCGCCTTGGGGTATAGCCTGCGCAAGTCCATCAGCAGCGCAAACAGCGCAGCCTTCTGGGCGTCGGTGCGGGTGTCCTTAGCCTTCTGTTTCGGTGTGGGCACGCCTGGTTTGTTTTCCAGTCCGCCCACGTAGCAGATGCCGATACTCTTAGCGTTGTGCCCCTCGCAGTGCGCCCCACTTATATCCACGTTGCGCCCCAACTTAACGGTGCCATCCAGCTCCACTACATAGTGGTAGCCAATGTCGCTCCACCCCTGCTGCTTGTGCCACTTGCGGATATCATCCACCGTGTAAGCCTTCCCCTCGGGTGTAGCACTGCAATGCACGATGATATCCGTTATCTCGCGCCTGCTCTGTTTCAGCCAAATTCCACCGTGCTGTATTCCCTTTGTCATTCCGACATCACCCCCTTTTGTCATGTTGAGCGTAGTCGAAACATCCCTTACCGCCTGCAGCCCCATGGCCGCAAGCGTAGCAGGGCCAACTATGCCATCCGCCTTCAGCTTATGGGAACTTTGGAAAGTCCGAACAGCCTCCGTGGTTAGCCTACCCCACACACCGTCAGGGTAGCATCCTGCCACCCGCTGAATCCTCTTCACCATGTCGCCACGGCATCCTTCTTTATAAATCAATGTTGCCATAACCTTATATTTTTAGTTTTTTTATCTGTGGCAAAGATAAGAAAGCTCGAGCGATCCTCACGGACAGCCCGAGCCAAAATAACAATTAATTCCCTTTCAGTTATGAAAAACTGAGTGACCGGTGGAGGTATCGCTCCTCTGTGATTATCCGAAAAATCTCTAATCTCACCGACCTTCTATAAACGGGGTAGGGTGGTCTTACCGATTTACCCCCCCCCGATTATATCTTTCGTCCAGATTTATTCCGAGTTCCTGGGCTTTCTCTTCCATCAGCCGTATATTTAAATACGGGTTGCAGTGTATTTCCTTGTGGCATTTATGGCAAAGTAGTATTAGATTGCGCATATCCAGACCCAAGTCAGAAAATCGGCTGTAGGGTAGTATATGGTGCATTTCCATAACCTTGATGTCAAACTCCTTGCCACAGTGCGGGCACTTGCCTTCTGCCTGCTCGTATAGATGCTGCTTTATTTTCAAAAGCTTCTTCACATCGTGGCTGTTACGCTGATATCCGCACGTTATGCGTTTTTTTACTCTGCAGTTCGATATAGTGAAGTAGATACCGAAAAAGTGCCAACTCTTTTTAAAAGTCCCACGCGGATCTACTTTTCTAAAAAACCGCTCGTTTAGTATAGTTTCCATAATTCCGTGATTTTAGATGTTCGTTATAATTACTTACTCTGGTACTTCTCCAGTTCCCAATCCGATGGTTTACGACCACGGCGGAAACAATCGTCATAGACCTTAACCAGCTTTCCTTTGCGGAACACTCTGACTACATACTTCTCGGCTATATATTTCCGTGCCAATGCTTCCACCTCTTGCATGGTGTTGCAGTCATCCTTGTCATCGTCACCAATTCCACGTTGCCATGTCACTAAATGATATTTCTTTTCCATAATGCTCTGATTTTAGATGTTTGTTATAATGTGTGATGTATAATGTATGATGTATGATGTTATGCGGGGGGGCGGGCTTAGTAAGCTCCGCGAACACCTACAAACTCCTGCCCGTCTTGTTTATAGTAGAGGGTGGCGGCGGTGGGGGTGTTGCAGTCCGCACGCAGTACAAGCACGTTTTCTCGATGGGCACAGTTATAATAACGGGTAAGCCAGTTATAAGTCAATAGCAGCGCGGCCACTTGCTCCCACTTCTGGGGCTGTGCCCTGTAAACTGAATCTTTGTGTATTTCCTCAAAGTGTAGGCCTGTATTTTCTTCGATATGAGCGAGGCCCACGCTATTTGTGAAGCCGTGAATTTCCACGGTCGGAACTTCCACTTTATAGGGTTGGCCGTTGCCGTTGATAAGTGTCGTAACTTCGCGGCGGTTTTCTGATTTGGCCGATGTGCTATAATATGGGGCGCCCGTCTCGTAGCTGTGGCACACGCCCACACCGTCGCCCGATGGTTCGGGCGCGGGGGCGGTGGGCTTGTGGTAGGGCTGCAAGCCTTTGGCAATCTCGGCCAACATGTAGCGTTCTGCCTGCCAAATGGTGGTAAAATGCTCAACCATTGCGCCATTTGAGAACAGACCAGCGTGAGGCGGGCGAATGGTGCCTATATAATCCCACTTTTCGGGGTAGCCCGTCGCGTGGAACATGGCTAGCAGATCGCCGCCTTTGTAGTATCTATAACTTAGTTCATAGTGGCAGTCGTATATATTTCGTTCGCTCTCCATTATTCGTGTAATTCCGTCGCCTAAATCCATAGTCTCGCTATAACGTTGGGCGCGGCGTGCCTTGTCGCGCTCCTGCCAGTCAGGGGCGGCGGGGTTCAGTGTTGGCAATCCGTCGGCAAAGGCAAACACGGCCACGGCGTAGCCCTCACGGTTCAACCACTGAAGGCGGTCGGATAGCTCGACGGCGGGGAAGTCGGCGAAGTCGATGGGGTGCGGAAAGTTCTTGCCGTGTTTGTATTCGGTTGCCTGTGTAAAGGTAATCACAGCGGCGCCAAACTCGGTGGCCAATAAATGCGCATCACTGCCAAAGGCTTGATATTTCTTAACTCCTGGCTCGTAGAACAGGCACACGGGGGCGGGGTTCTCGTCGCTTGCGTCGCGGTTCACCTCGTAGAACTTCAGCAGCTCGGCGGGCAGATCCTCCGGCAGTGTGTCGGCGGCGGGTTGGTCTTGGTAGGTGTAAGCCTTTGCGCGGGTCGGTGTGCTGATGGTGCCGGCCTCGTTGGTCTCCGGCTCGTTGGTGTCAATGCTGGCAGCGATGGCGGCGGGCTCACTCTCGGCGGGCTGTGATATTTCCGACGCGCTATAAATGGGGGTAAGCTCGGCGGCGGCGTTCTCGGTGGCGATGCTCTGCGAGCTTGTTATTATACCATCGTCGCGGCGGTTCTCCAGGCTCACAAAATCGGCGTTAATTGCTTTTACGGTCATTTCCTCGCCTTCTACCCACTCGCGGCGCATGGTGCGGGCGCTCAGCATGTAGCGGCCACGGGTGCGCACTCTTGCGCCAACTGTCAGCCATTCAGGAAGCACGGCGGCGGGCTCCTCGACGGGTGCGCAGTCGCTCACGTTCACGGGGATATTAAACAGCGTGCCCAGCTCGTGGAAGGTGCAAAGATAACGCGCGCCCTTGAATGCCTTGTGTATCTCGGTAATATATCCGCGCAGCTGTTCGCCATTGCGTAAGATGGTGACGCGGGCGCCCTCTGTTGCCCACTCTGGCAAAGTCTCGGCGGGCACACTCTCGGCGGGCAGATCAGCGGCGGGGGCTGTGGTGCCCTCGCCCTGCTGTTGCTTCATCCACTCGGCCAGCTCGTCAGCGTGTCGGCGGGTGCTGAAAATTACACCCTTCCCCCCTTTCAGGTTGCGCCACTCCTTGCCACCCATTGCCAGCAGCTCGGCCAGTTGCTCGGCATTATATCCACGTATAACGGTGGCTTTCTCGCTGTACTTCTCCATTGTGAGCCCCTGGGCGGTTGTCACGCTCTCGCCCTTGTTCTCGGTCGGCTCGTTGGCCGTTGGCTCGTTCGCGGGCTCCTCTGTGCGCTTGTTCAGTGCCTCGCGGCTTCTCATGGTGTCGGCGTAGATTTTCGCGGCCTTCTGCCAGTTGTCGGCGCTCTCGAAATCGACAAAGGCGCGACAGATGGCGCGAACCTCTGACGGCTGCAGGCTATCCAGCAGTTCGCGGGCGGTGCGCTTGTTGCTCCTGACGCTTGCCACCTGCCAGCGGTGACAGATTACGCGCTTTGCGTTATGTATGTATTTATATTGCAAGCAAGCCACTGGCGCGGCCTGTACGGTAGCGGCTATCTCGGCTGGGTTGCTTTTTATATCAGCGTTGCCCGTGTAGATTTCGCCCTCCAGATGTGCGGCGAAATAGACGGCGGCGGCGTCGCAGTCGGTGGCGATGGTGTCGAAGTGGGCGGCGGTCAGTCGCTCCACGATGGCGGCGCGGGTTGCCTCT